ACGTCATTTTTATCTCCTTTATTTAACGTAAAGCGATATTAACATGTATAAAAATTATAGTCAACTAATATAAAAGTCGGATAAATACCCCCCTATTAAAATACTTGTTGACATAAAAATTGACTAGGAGTATAGTGGCTGTTCTAGTTTAGGAGTGGATATGAAGGTAGATAGATTTATGCGTATTATCACTAATGACAGGCTACAAAAAAAGTTTACACAAAAGTTCTATTATGTGGTAAAGTGGTTTTTAGTAATATTTTGGGGATATTTTTTATGGCACATTCTTTAAAACATATATCAGTTATTCTTGCTGATCTTGTAAAAGAGCTTAAAGAAGATAATGACAAATGGGAGAAAGCAAATGAGTCAAAGACAACATTACGATCAAATAATGATGGAGCAACACCAGAAGGAAGTATTAGAAACATTACATTATGTAACAGGGGAGAAGAAGATGAGCATACACAGTAAGTTAATGCAAGCAAGATTAAAGTTACAAACAGCAGACCTTAAAAAGTCTGGTCATAATAAATTTGCAGGATACAAGTATTTTGAGTTAGGTGATTTCTTACCTACTATTCAAGAGATTTGTAATGAGGTAGGTATTTGTGGCACAGTAACATTTTATACAGACATTGCAGTTTTAACTATTACAGACATGGATGATGCTACACAATTTATTGAGTTTAAATGCCCTATGTCTTCAGCAGCTTTAAAAGGTTGCCATGATGTGCAAAATCTAGGTGCAGTTCAAACTTATTTGCGTAGATATTTATGGACTAATGCTTTTGAGATTGTAGAGCATGATGCTATTGACGCTAGTGCAGGTGCTGTTATTAAAATGAAAGATACTAAAGCAGAGGACTTTATCTAATGGAACAACGATCAGAAGAGTGGTTTCAAGCAAGGCTCGGTTTGGTTACAGCCAGTCGTGTAGCTGATGTATTAGCAAAGATTAAGAGCGGTGAATCTGCATCTAGACGTAACTACAAAATTCAACTAGTAAGCGAAAGGCTTACAGGTGAAAGGCAAGAAACATATATTAATCAAGCAATGCAAGACGGTATAGATAGAGAGCAATTTGCTAGAGATAGATATGTGCAACAATTCGGGGAAGTGGAAGAAGTAGGGTTTATTCAACACCCTACTTTGGAAGCTGGTGCTAGTCCAGATGGTCTTGTAGGTACAGATGGGATTATTGAAATTAAATGTCCTATGGGAAGTACCCATACAGAAACATTGATGACACAAGATATTCCAAGTAAGTACATTCCTCAAGTCCAGTTTCAACTTTTGGTTACAGGTCGTAAGTGGTGCGATTTTGTAAGCTATAACCCAATGTTTCCAGAGCATTTACAGGTATTTGTAAAGCGTATAGAAGCAGATCCAGTGTATCAAAAAGAGCTTGAGTCAGAAGTAAAACAATTCTTGGAAGAAGTAGATACAATCATAAATAAACTTAAGGAGATTAAGTAATGTTTAATGATATAGAAAGGCAAATGTTAATTAAAGCGTCTAGTGGATTACATGCAGAAACATTTCATTCATTAGATATTGAAGAGCAAGAGAAGCAAATGGAAAAGTTAGATAAAGTTATTGGTCAGTTAATTAAACGTAATCCTGATAACTTTACAGGTAGCACAGTAGCAAATTTTTATAAAACACAAGGAAAATAAAATGGCAGAATATGACAACACAAACACGTTTACTTTATTTAAGAATGACAAAGGTGACAATCCTAAACGACCAGATTACACAGGTATTGCTAACGTAGATGGTATTGAATTTAGAATTAGTGGCTGGATTAGAGAAAGTGCTAAAGGTAAGTTTATTAGTGGATCTGTACAACTAAAAGATGGTGATGTTAAGCCTAAACAAGCAGCAGTAGATGAGGATGTTCCTTTTTAGGAACACCCTCTCTAAATGTTATTACTTGTTCATAACGTACATAGTTACTTCAAAGCCAAAACGCATTTCAGTTGCTGATGGTGATGTCCACATAGTTTGCTCCTTGTTTATGACATACAAAATTGTTTGTCTAGCAAATTATGCTGTTTTTGCAATACAAAAGCAAGTAAGAAATATTTATATTACCCTAATGAAAATACGGAGACATTATGGAAGAGATTATAGATTTTGATGACAATAGTGTGTTGGCACATACCCCAGAAGGTAAATTGCTAACATGTATACTAACGCAAGCAGTAGAAGATGCTTTATATAGACACGCACCTAATAAATCAGGTACTAAAAATATGAAGTATCATCATAAGATTAATTTTGAAAACAAAATAGACGCTATTAAATGGTTGTTTACTAATAGCGAATTATTAGATTCATGTTGTTTTGTAGTAAACGTGCATAAAGATTCTATTAGAAAAAAGATAATAGATATTATAGGTGCAGATGTTATTCATCCACTTGTGTATAATGTTTACAAACCATAATGGACATGCAACTGACAGAGCATGACGTTCATTGTATAGCTACAGCAGTCTATACAGAAGTCAATACACAATCACTACAAGAAAAACTAGGAGTTATTCATGTGATTGCCAATAGAATAAGGTCTAAAAGATTTGGCAAAGATGCTTGTGAGGTTGTATATAGTCGTGGGCAGTTCATAGGGGTAGAAAACTATGTAAATGGTAAGCAATCTAAACCCGATCAAAAAATGTTTTTAGAAACTCAATTACTGGTACTTGACACATTAGTTTTTAAGAAGTATGCTAACCCAGTTGCAAATAGCTTGTATTTTCATGATGATAGTATAGATATGCAATTTATTTGGAATAAAAAGAAAGTAGTCCACATAGGAAGGATGGTATTTTATTAATGAAACCGTTAGCATGGCTTGTAGAAGAGTTTGATAGCACAGGTAAACTTGTATGGTCTGGTCTTATGACTTCAGAACCTACGGAACTTTCATGGTTAAAAGACCTTAAATTAAAACTTCATAATGTTACGATAACACCATTAATACCAGATACCAAAAATATTGTAAAAGTAACTAATGTTAAAAAATATGATAGCAAAAAACTAACGGAGGCTTACGGTGGCAACTAAACCAAATTTATTTATAGCAACACCAATGTATGGAGGTTTATGTTATGGCACTTATTTAGAGTCTATGCTTAAACTGCAAGCATGGCTTAATGCTAAAGACATAGAAGCATACTTTTCATTTTTGTATAATGAAAGCCTTATTACTCGTGGTCGTAATACATTAGTGAATGACTTCTTAAAGGGTGACGCTACACACTTAATGTTTATTGATGCTGACATACAGTTTGAGGCACAACACTTATTAAAGATGATTGACTCTGATGTAGAGATTATATGTGGCTTGTATCCTAAAAAAGAAATTAATTGGGGTGCAGTATCTTTTGCTATTGAAAAGAAAGTGCCACAGGATCAACTTAAATACTTTACTGGCGAGTATGTAGTAAATATGGTTGGCGATGTTGAGAAACAACTTGTGCCATTAGATAAGCCATTTGAGATTAAACATGGTGGCACTGGATTTATGTTGATTAAACGTGAAGTATTTGAAAAGCTCAAAGACAAGTGTCCATCTTATACACATAACATGAATGATGTAAATGATAACTCTGATTTAGGTGACAAGGTTACAGAATACTTTACCACTAGCATTGATGACCGAAATCATTTATTAAGTGAGGATTATCATTTCTGTAAACTAGCTAGGGATAATGGTATTAAGGTTTGGGGTGCAGCATGGGCACAACTAGGTCACACAGGCACTTATCAATTTAGTGGCAGGCTTGTATGATTATACCTAATGACATGATTAGCCATGTAGGTAAGATATTTCAAGGTGAATATGCTATAGAAGGTATAGGAAAAAGCCCTTATATTATAGACATTGGTGCTAACGTAGGTGGATTTGCAGTATGGGCACATGAATACTTTGATAAACCAAAGATAGATTGCTATGAGCCTATAAAAGCTAACTATAGTTTATTAAGGCAAAATACAGCAGGAACTGATATAGCTATTAGAAACTTTGCTATTGGTAAAGAAGATGGTGAGCGTATGATGTACTACGGATTAAATAACTGTGGTGAAGCTAGTATGTTTCAAGGCAAAGAACAAAGAGCAGAAGGTGAAATGGTTAAAGTAATGTCTGCTAAACACTTGCCAGAGTGTGCCATCATGAAAATAGATACTGAAGGTGCAGAAATAGAGATACTAGAGAACTTGACTGTACAACCAGTAGTATTTCTTATAGAATTCCATAGTGCATGGAATAGAAGACGTATAGATGAATTATTGTATGACTATACCTTGATAGATTGCACAATGCGTGGTTATAATTACGGAATCTTAAAGTACTTAAGAGGTAAATTTTAAAAGGAGAATCATATGGATAATATCAATCATCCAAAGCATTACTTGGTAGGTGGTATAGAAGCAATAGATGTTATTGAAAGTCGCTTGACAAAAGAAGAGTTTATTGGATACCTAAAAGGCTGTAAAATGAAATACGACTTACGCTACCCTTTTAAAGGCAAGTTTGAAGAAGATTTAGACAAGTCTGAATGGTATAAAAATAAACTATTAGAAATAGTTAAAGATGAAGATGTTGTTAATCCACCAGAGGTTGCTGCTCAATTACAAAGACTAGAAATGGTTGATGATTAACATTCCGATCAAGGATGAAATTGTTAGTCATTGTAGAAGTTTACTAAAAAAAACTAACTTTGGTAATAGAGGTGTTGCTGATGGCAATGCCTCTGAACAGTTAAGAGGTATTGTAGGTCAGTCTGTTGTTTTAGATTTTTTAGGATTACCATTCATTGAATCTAATGGATTTGATAATGGAATAGATTTTACATATAAAGATAAAACGTATGATGTAAAAACTATGGGAAGAAATTGTGAGCCAAAGCCATATTTTGTAAATAATCTAATTGGATTGCAAGATAAATACAAAGTAGATAGATACATATTTTGTAGTTTAAATAGAACCAATATGATATTAACTATTTGTGGCTGGATAGATAAAAATGATTTTATTGAAAAAGCTAGTTTTTATAAAAAAGGTACTGTAAGAACTAGAAGTGATAATACATTTTTTCAAACAAAAGCTGATTTGTATGAATTACAAAACAAAGAATTGAATGATTTTAGTTTAATCGTCTAGTTCTGGCACTTCTGAATAAACGGAAAGCCCATCACCACTAATTTCAATGTGGCTTCCGTCATCTAACATTATAATAAGCACGTCTTCACCGTAATAGGCTTCTGCTTCTACTACCATTTTGCCTACCATGTGCTCACATAACTGTTGAATGTTCATAATTTTCCTTATATGCTGATAACTGATTCTTTTGTAACTTGTTCTGATTTCACTGATCTGCTCCATTTACCACATCCTTGACATTGGAATCGTTGATAGTGTCGTGATAAATTAACTGCTGAACCACGCTTTTGTAATTTGCTAGAACCGCAATTTGGACATACTGTATTTGCGGAATACGCATTGTGGTTAGGATGATTTTTAATCCATGCTTTAAACTTGTCATAAACTTTTTCAAGTAGTACTACATCGTTTTTATTGTACTCTTCCATAGTCTTCCAAGCTTTACGATCATCGTTCATACACTTAACCCACAATGTATGACCTTCATGTTCTGTTTTAGAACCTAAACCTAAAGCCTGTGATACATAATCTAGTTTGTTAGAAACAAACCTAAATTGTCTACGAGCTACTTGTAATAAATCTATCTGTTTGGCAGGTGCTGGAGGCGGCATACCTGCTAATAAGAATTCTTTGTGTAGTATGGGTATGTCAAACCTAGAACCGTTGTAATGGACTATAGCATCAGCTTCATCAAGAAGTTTATGCACAGAGTCTAGCATCTTTTGTTTGCCAGATTTTTGAATAGAATCAAACATGATTTTAGATTCACCGTACCACTTGGCTGCATAGCAAAGGGTATAAGATGATTCTAATAATTGATTTATAGAGATGTTCTGGTCAAAGATACCCCAGACATGAGCAGTATTTGGTGCTACTTCTATATCAATAAGTAAAATTTTCATAATAACCTTTAGTTATAAGTTTACTTATTATATACCAAGAAATAGTCTGCGTTCATCCAATCTTCTGTTTTGTAAGCCTTTTAGGACTTTACCACCAGCTCTACAATATTTAACTAGCGATTCCATAGCCGTTTCTTTATCGCCACGAAGCAACGCTTGACGGATGGTTGAACGCTGAAAGCATCCAAGACCCAGATTAAAGCAAAAGCTGACAAGAGCGTCAAACTCATGTTGTCGTAAAGGCACGTTAGGTAACATCTTATGTACTCCCAACTCAAAACGGTTGAGGTCTCGTTTAAGAATTGCATCTATTTCCTCGTTAGTAAATGTTTTGTTCCATTCAGGCGGTAATGTTTTTCCATCACCAATCAAATGACCAATTCCCACTGTCCATAGTTTTGCGGGACACTGGTATGGTTTGTTTCTAACACCTTCATGATGTCGGATTAACTTAATTGCCTCTTTAGATACTTTCACGTTTCTTTTCCCAAGTGCGAGAACCAAAGTAAAAGCCAATAATACTTGCAGTAATAGCCATTTCTTCAGAGCCAAATACTTCTTGTGAAGCTACAACAAAGTCAACACCTGACCACATAGCCCATACCAAAGAAATAAGGTTGATAAGCACTAACTCCCCTACAAAGATGAAAGCGACTACAGGTCTAACCATAGCGTTCCAGTTCTTAACTGTAGGGCTTGCATTTTCTACTAGCTTCTTATCGTGGTCGTATAATGCTTCACGTTCTTGTGCGTATGTTTGAACTTCTATTTGGTCTAGCTTAATAGCTTCTATCTTTTCTTGTGATATAAAGCCTGCTTTAGCTAATTCTAATTCACGTTCTGTTTGTAGTTTAGCCATTTCTCTTTCATGCTTTTGGTCACCTTTTTGCTGAAAGAAACCTAAAACACTGGGTAAGCCTGAAGTAGCAAAACCTAATATACCTGATAAAATACTTAACATCTATAACTCCTTTGGATCAAAGCCATACATTTTGGCTACACGTTTTTGTAATTTAAGAAACAAGCCTTTATGACTTGTGTACTGCTCTGTTTTTGGTGAAACTGTATATACACACATATGCAATATTTCATGGCAAAGTGTAATTAACACAGGGTATAAGTGAGAATGTCTTGCAGTAGATATAGTAATAACATGTGGCTCACCTTGTTCTGGTGGTTGATATTCTCCACATATAGCATTGTCATTTACGATAACAAAGTCTACTTTAGATGCTGGTGGTAATTTGTATTCATCAAATATAGGCATCTCTATAATTGCACTATAGAGGTTAGCTATATTATTTTCTGTAATGAATGTCATTTTGATAATGGGTTCATTGTGCTACGTTTAACAGTATTTAGTTTATCATCCATTGCGTTTACGGTTGCTTCTAATTCTTTACGCAGACCTGATACCATAGCTGAAGTCTCACGAGAGTTGGCAATAGCGTCTGAAGACTTTTCACTAGCTTTCATAATAGATTCAGATAGTTGGTATTGTCTTTCATTTATTGCTTTAACTTGTATTTCTAAACCATTTAATTTAGACTCTATGGGAGCTAAATCTAAACTGTCAACAGCTTCAATTGCCGTAACCATCTTGTTGTAAAAAGTTATGCCTGCGTATGCCGAGCCAGCTACTATTGGCAATGCTATTAAAATCAATTTCAGAAGTGCCGAGCTGGATAAGCTCAAGCTGAAGGTTTTGATTTTTTCCGAACTCATTGTTTATCTCCGTATCAAATTTAAATGCGTCTGTTATTTCTATTTGTTGTATAATAGGTTTGTTAAGTATTTCTAATGAAAGGACTATTCCAAAACCATGTACAAGCTCTTTACCCTTTGGTACGTCAAGTTTAGGACTCTCCTTGCTCTCATTCTTTTGTTCAGTCTTTGGTGGGTCTTTTGGGCTGTCTTCTTTTGCTTTTGGCTCACTTTTAGTTTCTTGTTTTGGTTGTTCAACCTTAACAGGAGCTGACTCTACTTTAGGTGGTTCAGGTGCAGCTAATGGGTTTACTTCTGGAGCAACAGCAGGTGGTGGTGCAGGAGGTGGATTATTTACAGGGTTAAGGGGTGAGCTAGGGCTAACTGGAGAACTCACGTTAGTGACGTTTGTAGCACTCTTAACACATGTATTGTTTGTTTCTACCCAACCATTCCATACAGGACTTCCATAAGGGTCTGGGCAAGATGAAATGTTAGTTTCTGTAATAGAACCTACATAGTCTGCTTGACAGGCTAGTTGCCTAGTTTCAACACTTGCCTGACACGTTGGAGGGTCTTGTGTGCAGTTGTTGCTAGTTTCTGTCCAAGCTGACCAGCTTTGCGTAGAACAACTAAAATTCCTGCTTTGATTAACAGCACCGCTATAGTGAGGTAACGTACAAGCTGTGGTTTGATTTTCAACCAAGTCTGAACAAGCAGGTGTTTGATACGCACCGCATATTGGGTCACTTGGGTTATAAGATACGCACCAATAGTCTTTAATTGCAATGATTGGATCAATGCCATGACATACGAGAGAACCTTGAAGCATATAGCCTTCAGGCGTTGGAGTATAGTTGCAATACCAAGCATAAGCATTATTTACCTTTGTTAATGATAGAAGTAGTAATAGGCTCGTCAGCAACAAGCGGTATCGTGTATGTATCGCCATATAGTTTCTTGAATATAGAAGGGTTACGTTCATACCAACCACGTTTAGCAGCATCACCAATAGAACCATTTATAGGACATGGTGAGCCTGACTGTATCATGGCTTCAAATACTCTATCGTCTTGACACAAGATAGATACTGCTGCAACTTTAAGACCTAAATCATTAAGAGTTTTAGCCAGTTTAATGCGTTCACAATTAACGTCTTTATAGCCAGAGCCACCACTTAAGCCAAACAATGTACTAGATACAGAACCAGTAACAGGAACAATACAAACGTCTTGGCTAAAAGCACTTATAGAAGGGCTAATGGCACTAGGTGGTGGTTGACCTTTATAGTTAATAGTAGTAGTATCAGCGTGTGCAGTATGAACCATAAATAAAACAAGTAAAACAATAATTGTCCAACTAAATATTTTAGAAAATGTTTTCATGTTACATAAATTTATGAGTTAATAGAAATACAATCACAAAACCTGCTGTTCCTAATAGTATTTGTTCTAAACGTTTGAGTCTTGCATTTATTTGTTCATAGCGTAAAGCACATACTTCTTCGTGTGTACTCAATCTTGATTCTACGTCTGACTTCACCATCTTATCCTTTCGGAGCATTATATAAGTTTATAGGGGGTAGGTATAAATCGTGCCATTCAATCATTGTTGATTTTGATACATTTTATCTAATTGTTGTAAGTATAAATCTGGCTCTAATAAACTTTGAGCCTCTTGTACTTTCTTAAGCTGTACACCTGCTTTAGCTGTTAAGTCAATAGGTGTTCCATATCTAGCTACTTTGCCACCAGCTTGAGTTAGCAATCCAGTAATTTTAGGCGATGTAATACCAATACCAAGTGCTGTTAATGGGCTTAATCCAGTACCAAATGCAATATTAAGTAACCCACCAGCACCACCCAAAGTACCAAGAACACTTTTTGGTTCAAAAGATTTCATAGATGCACCAGCAATTTCTGTAGATAAATCAATGCCAGTAGCCTTTTGCATTTTATCAGCAAGTGATAATTTAACACCAGTTTCATCACGAGTTGTTCTTAATAATTTTCTTAATGCTGTTTCTTGAGATGCTTTATTTCCACCAATAAGACCTCTGTCAATCTCTCTAATAGTTTCAATAGAGTTTTCGTAATCTGCCATTGCTTTTTTGTACTCTGGCACTTCTTTAACAAGGTAGTTTTTTACACCATTACGAGTGGTGTCTATAACTCTTTGTGCTTGAGTCATCTTTACATCGTCTGGATACACAGCATCTATTCTTTGTTTTAAAAAGTCTAAACCAGCTGCTGTATGTAATTTAGGTTGAGATTCCCATGTATTAAGAATTTTCTCTACTTCATTAATTGCTGCTAATTCTTTATCACCAACACTTACTTGACCTTTGTAAGTAATAGATTTTTTAGCATTATCAAAAGTTTCTCTAATTGGAGCAAAGTCTAATTTAGCTGGACTTGCAGCCCATCCAGTATCTGTACCTTTAAATTGGCTTGATTTTTTAGCTGTTGAATATTGCAAATTTTTCTGTGCAATCATTTCTTGTAAACCAGCTTTTGCTTTATTTAATATTTCTATTGATTCTGTTTTTCCTACAATTTGATTAATTGCAGTATCAATACCAGCTTTAGAAGCTTCATATACTTTTTTAATAGCTTCACCACCAACACCAGTTGTTAATCCTAGTATTGGAGGAAGACCAGCTTCTAGCACTTTACCGCTCATATATAATGGATTTGTTACTTTAGATAACTCTGAAAATCCTACAGCAGGTGTAGTTACTTGCCTCTCTGTAAATGGAACTTTGCCTGTAACAGATGGAATTTTGTATGGCACAGCTTTAGATGCAATACCAGCACCTGTAGATATATCAAGCAATGCCTCTACTGGTCTTTCTTGAGCATATTGTTTAAATGATTCTGCACTTTGGTACGGTGCTGCAAATGCTCTAAACATTTCTTCTTGTCTAGATACTGGCATTTTTTCCAATACTTTTTCTGGAGAATACATTTGACCTAAACTTTTTCTTGCTGCTGCTTGTGCACCTCCAGCAAGAGTTTCACCAGCTGCATAACCAACTTGTGGTGCGTTAGTGATTACATTGTAGCCACCACGCAATATATCCAATAAGTTTTGAGGCACATTTGCACCAGCTTGTAAAAAAGAAAAGTTTGTTGGAACATCGGCTACAGCACCTGCTTTTAATGGACCAGATGTAGTAATGTCTGGAACTTTATTTTGCGTTAATTTATATAAATCTTCAGCCATGTTTTATCCTAGAAATAATATAATTCGTTATTCATAATGTAATACTGTGCATTTGGATCTAATCCAGACGCTTTGGCTGGGAAACGTTTTTTAATATATGGGTTTGCACCAGAATATACTTTAATTTCACCTTTGTCTGTTTTTACTTTTGTTTCTAATGGTAAAAATTCTGATTTTGGAAACTCAAAGTCATTACCATAATCATTTGCATATCCTTGATTAAGGTTAGCTTTTGCAGCTTGAATAGTTTGTAATAACTCAACAACTACTCTTTTACCTTCTTCTGGAGGAAGACCTAACTTAATTTTATTTAAAGAAGCAATAATTCTATCGCCTTCTTTTTCTGATAAATTTCCTGTTCCAGCTGCACCAGAAGGTGAAAGTGCTTTTAGTTTTTTTAATTCACTTACTAAAGACGCACCTTCTGTACTTGTAATAAGGTTATTTAATTTAAATGCAGAAGTTCCTTCTATACCAGCACGCTTACTTGCTAAAGGACCAAAAGCATTATCAAAATCTTTATCTGTAATAATATCGTATACTGTTTTTTCAAAATTATTTAAACTTGTAAATGAATCTGTTAATCTTTTTTGAATTTCACTTTGATTATCTTTTAACTGCTGTCTTGTAACTGCAGAAACATCTTGTCTATTTACAAATGGAATGGTAGATGTTGTTTTTGCAGCAGGAGTAGGATTTGCAGATACATTTGTTTGCGGAACTTTTGTTGTATTAACTGCAGCAGGTTGAGTTTGTTGCGTAACCTGTGGTTGCGTTACTGGTGCAACATTAGTTTGTGTAGCGGTAGTAACTTGTGGCTGAACAACAGGTTGATTTGCTTGACTCATTCTGTTTGCTCTATCTAGTTTAATTTGAGCAATAATTTTATCTGCAGATGGCAATTCATCAAGTGGAGCACTTGGTAATTTGGCTTTAAATTCAGCTCTAGGAACTGCTTGTTTTGACTTTTCTATAGAAGAAACAGCAATAGCGTCTTTTGCAATACGCACATCAGCCATATCTTGTGCAGATGGGCTTTGAGGATTAATACCAAGTTCTTGCATAATTGAAAGATCTTGTTTATCAATCTCTGGAAGAGGTCTAAATCTTTCTTGTGTTTTTTGTAGTCTTTCTAATGTGCCTTTTGGATCAATAAAAAAAGCATTTGCTAATTCTGGGTTATTTCTAATAGCGTCTGCTAAACCAGCTTCTGTTCTTTCAAAACCTTTTAATTCAAACTGACCCTTTTTAATATTTTGCATAAGGTTAGTTAATTCAGTAGTAGTCATAAGGTTTCTAGTAGCTGCATCTATAGGAGCTTGTCTTCCTCCAACAGCACCAGTAAATCCACCTAATGCAGCACCAGCAACACCTTTATTCCAATTAGAAGCAATACCAGTAGCTAAACCAAGACCAGTGCCAATAAGTTGTTGCGTCTTAAGTCTTTCCTGTTCTTCTGGAGATAAAAGACCTGCAACAGGGCTTTGTCTTGTAAGAAATAATGTATCTAATAAACCTTGAAAATTATCTGCCATGATTATCCTATCCTTTTAACTTGTAAAAGATTGCCAGCCATTGGACCAGATTGACCTTTTCTAATTTGTTGGTTGCCCATTGCTACAGCTTCTTGTAATCTTTGTTTATCTGCTTGTTCATTTTTTTGTCTTATATCTAAAAGACTTTGACCACCACTTAATACAGTCATTGGATTTTGTTGGGCATATGACATAGTATTAGAACCTAGATCAGAAAGTCTTTCTCCAAATGTTAATGGTGTATCTACAGCTATACGTCTAGGGTCTAATGTTAATGGGTTTGGTGTAGAAGAAAATGAAAATGGAATACCAGTAGCAGGTGCACCAGATGCAGCAAATCCCAATCCATCATCAGCGACATTAAGATATGGGCTAATGTTTATTCCTTGACCTGCACCACCAATTACATTTGTAGGAAGTGAAGTATTAAATGCTATATCATCTAAAGAATTTAATGCTAAATCGTCTACAGTATTTGCAACAGTAGGAGCTAACTGAACACCAGTTCCAGTAGCAGAAGGTAACGCACTTTTGAAACCTGAAAATAAATTACCACCAGCACCACCTGCACCACCTAAAATACCGCCAGTAGCAGCACCTAGCAATGCACCTTTAATAGGGTTTCCACCCATTACACCAGAACCTACAGCTCCGATAGCTGCTGGAACTAAAATTTCTGGACCAAGAGAAGGTTGTAAAAAGTTCTTAATAATCCATACAGGATTAAAATACTTAAACATTATTTGCCTACCTTTCCTACTACATAGCAGATTGGTTCTAAAATAGCACGATAAATCATGCCATAATTATCACGTTTTTTACCTCTTTTTTGTTTCCAGATATCAGCAGTCCTATGTCTTGCGATATGCTCTAAAACACCCCTTAAAATGCGTTGTAGGGCATTCTTTTTACCACTCTTATAAGCATAGTTTACTAATGGTAAGAATAGAGTGTGATAACCTTTTTCGTATGCTGGGTCTAAATCTTTAGATTGAGCTAACCAAATAGCGTTACGGAAGCTACCAAAGCCATATTCAGCATTCATAGCTGTACATACAATCTTGCCACCACCTGATTGAGTTGTTTTTGTAACTTGACCAACTGGAGCACCGTATGCAGCACCCAAGTAAGCTTGTAGTTTTGTGTATGGTTTGTTTTGTTCAAATTCGTATCTAGCAATTTGATCTTCAAGAGCTTTTTGTGAGTAGTCTTCTCTAACTTGACCAACATTCATAAGTTGGTTAATATCTTGGAATCTAGCTTGAGCTAATTGAGGAGCTTGTAATGCAGCTGCTTCTTGTCTAGCACGTTCATTAGCATAGTTTTGATATGCAAGTTCACCCGCTTTGCCAGTCAAAGTTGTAGCTAAAGTATTAGCGGCTCTATTTTGTAAGTCTGCAGAAACATTAGATCCATAACGACCAGCCATAGATGCTGAACCTTGTGCTTGTTTGATAGCATCATTGTAAGCTTGTGTAGCTGTTTGAACAGCTGGTTGCATAGCAGCTTGGAAATATGGGTTAGCACCTAAATATTGACCTTGTACAGTACCTAATTGTTGATTAAGTGCTGCACCTGTAAGAGGGCTTCCTGCTCTTGCTTGTGCTTCAGCTTGTGCTAATGCAGATTCTGTTTGAGCAGATGGGCTAACATATGTTTGACCAGCAAAATATTCAGGTGTAGTAGTTTGATATAAGTTTTTAGCTTCAGTTAATCCATACTCTACAAATGGTCTTACAGTAGGATCTAATTCGCTTTTGGTTTCAGATGTGCCGCCACCACCAGAACCTCCACCACCATAAAATGTAAATGACTGTACTAATTCTTGTACCCAATTGTGTAACTTAAACATATCTAGTTCCTTAAAGTGTATATTCCCATGTTTGAGGTTTAAAACCCATCTGTCTTGCTTTACGTTCCCATCCACGTCTTTCGGAGTTAAACGTAACTTTAGTTTTACCGCCTTGTTTTGCTATTTGTTGAATCTCTTGAAATGCTTGTGTAAAGAGTGCCTCATCATTAATTAATGACCATGCAGCCCATACATGAAGCCTGTTTCCGATTGGTTGAAGTACTACGAATCCTACTGGTTTATTGTCTATTATTCCCATAAACAACATAGAACGTTGCTCATAGCAATCACAATATACATCTTCTGGTATATACTCGGTATGACCTTTAGACCTGACTATTTCTAATCCGTGTCTAATGTATTCCCAATGTTGACGTAAATTATCTTTAGGTATGTAATGTAAAATCACGCTACTATAATATATCCGTATGTTTTATCTGCTGTACTGTTTGCAAAGTGTTTTAATGTTGCACTACCTTTAGTTCTAGCACTTACATATACATTAGTAGATGCTGAAGTTGATACATAACTCATTGTAGTAATAACGCTTGGTGTAGCTGGTCTTGTTGGACTTGTACCTGCTGCATAATGTTCTATAGACACACCAGTATCAGATACTTTCCACATAAGTTCAACATAGTCACCTGCTACTAATTCTAAATAAAAGTTTAATGCACCAATAATATGGCTTGGGTCACCACCACCTCTTCTTGGTGATAAACCAAACCTACTGTTTGATGCTGCAATATCTGTGCCATTTTTTCTAAACCAAACTTCTGCGTCTTGAGAGTCGTTGGTTGTATTCTTAAACTGTATAGAAAACTCTAAATTATAAAGACCACTATTTCTTACATTAAGCCTAGAACTGTTTGACAAATAAACACCATTAGAAAAGTCAGTAGTGTTAAATGTAATTGTATAAGCTGCTGTTGTTGATGCAGCAGTCTGGTCAGTTGAGTCTTGAAACGCACCATAAGGAACAGTATCACTACCAGCAGCAGTACTAATAGGTGTTAGTAGTATTATACTATTATAACCTATTCTTTCATCATATATCGTGGTAGTTGTAGCATTTCCTGTAGCTAAAGTAATTTCACCAGTATTGTTAGATTTACCTTCTACAAGGTTATTTACTACTTCTGATATTTCACGTGGGTCTGCACCAGCGTAGTTGAGCTTACGGTACATATCACGAGCCATTATCTATTACCTTGTTGTTCTAAAGTAACGTCTATAGTAACTGCTGTAGTCCAACCACCTGTAGGAGTAACTTGAACTCTATAGTAACGACCAGCACTTCTAACAGATGCTCTATTTTCAGATGATGTTGCTACAGGTGTTGAATATACAACAGGGTCACTTAATAATTTACGACTTGCTACTGCAATATTACAAGAACCATTGTCAATCTGTGAACGCACTAATGTCATTACAGAGTCATAACCTTCTTCAATTTCACCTACAATTAAAGAAGCTGTAGAATTGGCACCTGTAAATGTCACTATTCTGTTAGTTGTAACTCCGCCTAATAGTAACTTACCACCTACCCAAATTCTATCATCTAAAGATGCAGGTAATGTGTCTAAAGAACCAAATACGTCTAATTCTTCTAATGTAAATCCTGAAGTTGCTAATGATGCAATATATTTTGTTGTTGTTTGAGCAGAAGACCACTTACCAAGTTTCCAGTTGTAAATAAGGATAGAACGGTCACCAGAAATGTTTGGATAATTCCACATAACAAGACTTCTTACTGGGTCTACAGCAGCAGATATAGTATCAATACTACCAGCGTTCATGTTATCGTAGAACCATCTATCTACTTTTTCTTTGCCTATAGGTGTAATGTTTTGACCATCACATGAATAGAAACCATCATCTGATAAGAAGTATGTAATACCACCGTATTGTGCTACAGAACCACCTGTAACGCATCCAATACCTCTTGAAATATTGTCAAATTGGAAGAAATATGGCGAACCAATATAGGTCATGCGAGTAATACCACGTTCTAGTAGTATTAAACCAAATTCACCACCTGTAATATTTTGTATGTTGCCACCGTCACTAATTATTTGGAAGTCACTTTGTGATGCTGCACCAGAAGTCCAATTAGTTTCGTCATTAATGTCAGACCATTGCACTTTGTTAGCGTTTGTACCACCATCTAGGTTAGCACAGACTACAAAGTCACGAACAGTTGTGATGTATTTAGCTATAGGAGCAGCAGCAGCTACGTCAGCAAATGCAGTAGATGTGCCTACAGTCCATGCTTGTACTTTAGAGGCATCATTAACTGCTAGTAATACGTTACCAAATTGTGTAAAATACCATCTAGCAGAACCTGCATATCCACCAGCTTTAGATACATCATCTAGGTTAAGTGTAGCAGCATTAAACTTAAATAGTTTAGATGTGCCACCAGCAAAGACCTGTGTTAAATTGTTAAATTTAGCAGCGTGTATATTGGTAAGGGTTTCAGAACCAGCATTAGAGTAGTTAGCAGATAATGGAAATGCTCCATATCCAGAAGCTACAGGAATGACGTTTGTAACGTCTTGCATTGTACCTACAATACTAGGTTGGTCTGGTAACCATTCACCAAATGGTATTCTTTTGACAGGCATTACTCACCCCAATTTTGTGCGTTTAAAACCTCAATAAGAGCTTCTACAGTAGTTGATGCGTTAATATCAACTTCTAATCTGTTTGCTTCTGTAACGATTTGTGTACGTTTTAGAGTTACTTCTGCAGGTACTTCTACAGCACGTTCTGCTTTACGGATAATAACCCAGTCAGTTTGTGATAATAGTTTACCTGCTGTGTCTTTAACTTCAGCTACATATTGTGCTTTAAGTCCTACTAGGTCTTTAGGGTTGTTTACATCACCATCCCAATAAAATCTATCGTCAGCACGAACTGGGTCAGCTACCCACGTAATACCTACAGCGTTTTTTTCTTCTTCTGTAGAAAGGTTAAGCCAGTTAGCTGGATATTGGTTACCATTAGCGTCTTTAAAAGCTGTGCCTTCTGGGAGTCTGTTACCGTTTAATAAAAACATATTTTTCCTTATCTTGCGTTAGAGTTTTTGAATGGGTTTTCTGCAAATGCCATGTATATCATAGTTGCTGCATTAGTATTAATATCTATATAAGAACTCCGTAATTTAAATCCATTGGATAAAATATCCCATGACAAATCAGTTGCTTCTGCATTAGACGCATTTGCTAGTAAATATGGGTTCACTACATTATATGTAGCACGAGATGTATCAAGCATATACCATGAACCTGTAGAGTCTGTTCTTTTAATCATTACAAATTTAGGTCTAAATCCAAGATATACAAAAGTACCGTCAGCACTACCATTACCTGTGTAAGAACCAAACTTACTAAAGCCAGCTATTTCTGCCCAGCAATAGGCAACATAAGTGCGAGTGCTACCATTAACATCATTATTAGTTCCCACAGAAAATACTGTAGATGTTGGTGATGTATCGTTCCATAAAGTAATTGATGACGCAGAAGCATTAGCAGCATTTAATTGAAGGTATTGAGTTGCACCAGTAGAACTATGATAAACTGCCCAATTATCAATTGCATTTCTAGTTTTAACAATTATCATTTTAGGTGCAACACCTAAACCATGTCCTACTGTTGCATTAGCACCTGTTCCTGTATAAGTCACTACACTAAACCCAGCAGTTGTACTTGCTCTTACTTGTGCTGATATAGTGCCACTAGTGTTAGTAACTGTAGATGCACTAGCTTGCCATTGCCAGCCTACATAAGTTTGCCCACTTTCGTTACTAGCTACGTCAGACCCAACAGAAAAACCATTTGAATTAAATGCAGTAAGAGTTCCTGATTGATTTGCCTCTGCAGCTGTTTCGTTACTAGAAATACGATTTAAAACTCCACGAATAGTATCAAATAACCAATGTGAACTATTTGAAGAACGTTCTTTAAACCATACTAAATCTGGTCTAAATCCTGCTGCATTAGTAATAGTTTGTGTTGTGCCATTGCCTGTATATAGCGTTGCATCCATAACAGTATTAGCTTTTTTGATAGTGCTATCAGGTAAATTAAATGTGTTTACTGCTGAAAAACCTGTAGGCAATGCAGTAAATGGTCTTTGACCAAAGTTCCAATGTCCTGTAACAGTTGAAGCTGGATTATTTCCATTAGCAAAATAATATGTGCCAGCAGGAATACTAGAATAAGCTACACCTTGAGATGCACCATTTTTATAAAATGTAATTGTTCTTGCATCTGCATCAAAAGCAACCCCTATAACATCATTTAGTCCCCATGTTGCACCATAAGATGTTTGAGTATTATTATTAGCTTTAAAACCATTGCTATTTAAATATGAATATTCACCTGCATTTTGACCTAACCAAGAATGGTTTGGATTAATTGAGTCTAATGAAATACCAACATACATAGCTCCACCTGCTGGTGTTGTTCCTTGTGTCCATTCAGCATACCATTTACCAGACGTTATTCCATATGTTGAATATGCTATTGAATTTGTAGCACCTGTAGCACTATATGATAAATTACCATTTGTTATGGTAACTGCAGAACCTTTCCATAAAGGATTAATAACAGCATAATTACCAGTAGTAATACTTGTATTAGTAGGCACATCTTTCATTGAGTCATATGTTGTACCTGCTGTGATACTGATATTGTTAGTTACCCAATAATTAGTATTACCACTAAAGTCTTTACCTAGACCTACGTTAGATGATGTAGTAAGTGCAGAGTTATCTGTAAATGGTAAGTAGAAACCGTTAGTACCGTAAGTGCCACTATATTTTTTAGGTATCCATGAACCTGTAACAGCGTCTGTAGAGCCGAATGATGATGGTGTTAGGGCTTGTCCGTCTACAAAGTTTACTTCAGCTAGGTAGCCGTCTAAATAAGAGCCGCTAAAATATTGCCCTATTTGATGTTGATTGGTAGCATTAACTAATAAATCTTGATTTTGTGAATATCCTCCAGCACCACCAAATGTATATGGAAATGTTTGTTGTATACCATTTACATATAATTTAACTCCATTAGCGGATGATGCTTGTGTTGTATCTACAACTAATACAATATGATACCAAGCAGATGGGTCACGAAATACAGCGGATGTAGCATAAGACCAATTTTGAACTCCACCACCAATATAGTGTTGAAACTGTATTAAGTCATTTGTAAAATAAAATGCTGTAGATTGATTTGAACCAGATGAACCACTACCAAATAAACCAAATGCAGTTGATGATGATAAAGTTCCTCTTTTTACCCATCCACTCCAAGTCCATGTTTTTCTGTTAGATGCAGTTGCTGGTGTTCTTGATAAAAAAGCAGAAGCACTAGCTCTAAATCTTAAAGAGTTGTTGATGTTATATCCAGAAGCATTATTTCCTGCTATGTTAAACATTAAGCAACTCCTTGTGTACGACCTTGTTCATATAGATTTGTGCCATCACTTCTGAATGTAAAGAAGTCTTTAGCGTCAGCAGCAGTAGAAAGTGTAGGTGCTTCAGCTCTTTCCCATTTAAATACGCTATCCCATGATAATGTTCTTGAGCCTGTAGCATCTTGGTATACTGCTAGACCATAATAAGCACCGTCTTTAAGATTTGTAGGTGCTCCTACTGTTCTGTTATCTGTTAAAGTAACTGTAGCTGTTTGACCCAAGTCTGTGTTCCATGCAATAGTTGAAGCGTCTGTAAGAGTAATAGGTAATGAATAACCTGTTCCTGTAACTGTAAGTGTACTTGTAAGTGTTAATCCTCCAGTAATAGAATTAAGATTAACAATATAAGAATTACTACCAAATGTTACCACAAATTTAACTGTAACATTGCCAGAAGTAGAAAGACTTGTAGCACCTGTACAGATAAATGTATTGGCATCACTAACTGAAGTTACTGTAGTAGAAGCGTCTACACCAGTACCAGATGTAAAGTCTAGGTAAATCTTGTCACCAGCTAAAAGACCATGAGATGTTGCTGAAATAGTAATTGTTGTACCAGATTGTGAATAAGTAGCTGAAATACTATCACGACCAATATTAGCACTACCGTTTACATCTAGTGTTACTGCTGGAGATGATTTGTTGATACCTACACGATTGTTAGTAGCATCCAATCTTAATGTGCCACTATCAAAAGATAAACCATTAGGAATAGCAACTGTAGAAGCATTTAATGTAACTGCATCACCGCTAGCGTCACCAATTGTAGCACTTCCTGTAACAGATAAATTATTACCTACTGTGAAGTCTGAACCATCTAAACCTGCTTGCTGATTTTTAAGTTCAGCTAAAATTTCACGCATAGCATTATTAACGTCTGACGGAGCCATGCCCTCGCCAATATTAATACCATTTACGTTTGTGTTACTGGCTGCGGTAGATGAATATTCACTAATTTTTGTTGCCATTTTTTATCCTTTTAATAACCATGTATTTGAACCTGCTGTAACTTCTGTCCATGTTTCAGGACTTGCTGTTACAGTAGTCCATGTGTCTGTGCCTTCTATTACTGTATCCCAGTTATAACCAAATCTTATTCCATTTGCAGTTAAATTAGCAGTTCCTATAATACCTGCTGCTCTACGATATATAGCGACTGGAAATGCTGTTACTATGGCTTCAGCATATATTGACGCAAAACCAGAGTAAACCATACCACCTAATGCTGTTAATGTTGCAATGCCTGTAATACTTGCAGAGCTATAAGCATCTGAAGAACCATCTGCTGTAACTATTGCATAAGTAGTAATGCTAGCATTAGCAAACTGTTCACCAACAAAAGCTGTGCTAAATGGAGCTTGTGAAAACCCACTTAACCCAAACATTATGCTACTCCTAAACTACGACCTTGTTCGTAAAGGTTTGTACCGTCTGAACGGAATACAAAGAAATCTTTAGCATTTGCAGCAGTTGATAATGTAGGAGCTGTACCACCAGCCCAATCAAATACAGCGTTCCATGTAATTGTTCTTGAACCTGTGCCATCTTGTATTACGCATAATGAATAAAATCCACCATTAACTAAACCTGTTGGAGCACCAAATGTTCTGTTACCAGCAATAGTTACTGTAGCTACTTGAGCTGCACCTACTGCCCATGAGATAGTTGCACCGTCTGTTAATGTTGCAGCACCAAAATATTGTTGTGCAGTAAAGTTAGTTGCTGTAGATGAAACTACATAATCTGTGCCTGCTGTAGCATTTGCTAAAGCACCACCACTATTTGCTTTTAAAATAGCTGTGCCAGAAGGTGGAGCTAAATAATCTGTACCTGCAGTAGCAGCAGTAAATGCAGAAGTACCATTTCCTTTTAAAACACCAGTAAGTGTAGTAGCACCTGTGCCACCGTTACCTACTGCTAGAGTACCTGTAATACCTGTAGTTAATGGTAAATCTGTGCAACTTGATAAAGTTCCAGATGCAGGAGTTCCTAATGCAGGTGTTGTTAATACTGGTGATGTTAATGTTTTATTTGTAAGTGTTTGACTTCCAGTTAATGTAGTAACTGTAGAGTCAATAGAAAATTGTGTTCCAGTAAGTGTTAATCCTGTACCTGCTGTATATGTACCAGCACCAGAGAATTGTGTAAAATTAACTGCAGATGTACCAATAGTAGTTACTGGGTCTATAATTATCCAACCAGTATCATTATTAACTGTGCCATGCACTACAAAGAAAAAGTCACCACCATTTAATTCTGTTGTAGTATCAGCGTCAGTAGCTCTAGTTAATACTGTTCCACCAGTAGCCCATGTATAAATACCATTGTGAGCAGCATTTGCTTGGTTTTTAACAAGTACTCTATCGTTATTAACTAATGTATATCCGTCTAATACTGTAAGTGCTGTGCCTAATGTAAGTGTAGCACCTACACCAGATGTTCCATTGTTATAGGTTACAACTCCAGATAAAGCAGCAGTTGTGGCAGCAGATACTGCGTCATGCACATGAAGTCCAGTTATAGCAGCGTCTACATATTGTTTTGTAGCTACTTCTAATGACGCAGTTGGATTGGCAGTAACAACAATAGAACCACCAGTAATAGATACGTTATCACTATTTTGACTTGCAATAGTTCCAATAGCGTCTGTAGTAACTGATTTACCTGCTGGGTATGAACAGAATACATCTTTTGTACCTGCAGTAAATGTAACAGCAGAACCAGCGTTAGATGATGCTAATACAGTTGTTCTAGCTAATGTGCCAGCACCTACCGTACCAATACCTACTTCCCATTCTGAACCGTTGGTAATAGTGTAATAAGTTGTGTTTGTGTTACCAATAGCAGCAGAGAATGTTTGGAACCCAGTAACAGCACCTGCAAGCGTGAGTGTACCTGTGCCTGTAGTGGTACTGGTTTCTCGTACCCTATCTTTAACTACGAGAGCCATGAGTTATCCTTACGCTAATGTTACTGAAAGATTACCAGTAGTGATTTTAAATATGTCACCTAAGTCAATAGTTTTGCTTGCATCTAAAGGTGTATGGTAAAGAAGATTGCCACTTGTAAGTGCATCATTAATACCAATCCAACCTACAGTTCCCCATGAACCAGTTGCTGTTGGAAAAGTAATGTCAGCATTGTTTGTAGTGACTCCACCTGAAGGAGCAGCAAAGGTGACAGCAGTTCTAGCGTAAGAGCCACCACTAACTTCTGTGCCACTACCTGCGTCTGTAGGGTCTGAAGTCCATAGTGATACGTATACTGCTGCTGGTGATGTATATGTTGTTGCTCTTAGAGTTGCATTTATAAGTGCGTTTTCTAAAAAGTTACTAAATTCTGCCATGACTGTTCCTTATCGTGGTGTTACATTTAATGTAGTGTATGAATATGTTTGACCTAAGTCGCTTGTTTTAATATTTCCAATTGCTCTGTCGTATAATGCAGACCATGTTTGCACTCTAGCGTCATTCATAAGATATGGTTCTGCTTCTGCTAATGTTGCGTAAAGTAAAGCATCTGGATAGTATGCTAAATACAAGTTACTAGAAGTTGTGCTAGAAATAAATGTAGGTTGAGCATAATATAGAATTTGAATTGTGTAATCTGTATCTTGAGTAGGTGCAAATTGAAACTCTGTACCTAACATTGTAAAGTAATGTGAACGACCTGATAATGTTGTTTGTCCATTACGGAAGAATAAGTCAGGTGTTTGAAACTCTAAGATAATAGGTGGATTACCCTGAAAGTGCATCTCTCGTAACTCTAAAAAGTCATTAGGAAATGCTACCTTATTATCAGTAGGAGAAGTAGTAGCAACTTTTAACATTCTTTCTGTTCTTAAATCACGACTCATTCTTAGCTGTGCTAATTGTATAAAGTCTGGAATAATGCTACTTAAGTCTGTTCTAGCAAGATAGCTTTCTACCGTTGATACAAACGTAGTATAGTTTGTTAATGCCATTATTAATCCTTATTGTTTTTTTACTAATACGATACAACCATTATCTATCTTTACTTGTTTAGCTATAGTAAAGCGAGTGCTGAGATGTTTATTCCACCACTCTAAAGGTTGTTGTATGAGGTGTGCGTTTCTACCGTCTGGTAATATTTTTATTGCTGGACCAGTATGTATTGTAAATAGTCCGTATTTATCTACTACTCTTTTTAAATCATCTAGTACGTTATCTAGTAATTCAGGTTCTATGTGTTCAAGAACATCTATACATGTTACAAATTCGTTTGGTTCTGGTGTTTGACTCCATAATGGGTTACTAGGTTCATAAGGAGTGTAAATTACTTCTGACTTAATGCTGTCTTTTAGTCTACATTTACCTGCACCGTAGTCTAATAAACTTGTAATACCAAAACTTTGTATAACATCATCAACAATTGGTGCAAAGAATGTACTTGCTATCCCATATTCAGGATTTTCATGCAGTTTTGCCTGCATTTCTCTATATTCGTTAGAGATTAAGCTGTTCAATGACTTCTTTCCATGTTCTATCGTCTTGATAAATTAGTCTCATGTGGCGATACCAAAGCATACTTGGTTGAGCATATCTCCATTGGTGGTATTTAGGTACCAAGCACCATGTTTTAACGCCCATAGCAGCACTACAATGTAAAGCTGTAGTATTGACCCCTAAAACCATATCGCAAGCTCCTATAAGAGCTGCTGTATCATCATAATCTTTTGCGTCTGACGCTAATTCAAAGTACTTAACACCTTCAATTTTGCTTTCTACGCTATAATCTAAGCTAACTAATTGTATATCTTTGCGTTTAAGTAGTGGCTGTAAGTCTTCTTCTGTAAGAACACGACCTTTAGAGTTTGTTCTAAACGTACCGCCTTTAGTAGTGATACCTATTACCGTCTTACCCCAAGGCTTAAACATGGACTTCCACATCTCAACCTTATCTGTATCAGGTACTAGAAAAGGAGTCCCAGGAAAAGATTTATTTGTTGTCCTGAAAAACTGAGGTACTCCACCAATTGCACATCTTGCATTAATTGTAGCGTCATCTACCCACTCCGCATCTTCATCTTTACGTGTTCCATGCACTTCTGCTTTAGGAAAGCTACGTTTAAATATTGTCTCTAAGCGTTTGTCGCACTCTATATATACTTTGTTGCTAATTGCTATAGCGTCTGGTATACATGATGCGTAAAATATCTCATCACCTAAACCTTGTTCACCATATATAACTAAATCTTTACCAGATGAACCATCCCATTTAACTTCGTCTTTATAAACTATCTCTTTACGGAACTTGCCACCTAGTGACTTATCCCATTCTTTCCAACCTTGTTCCCATTCACCTTTGGCTAGGTAACTATGGGCTAGGTTTAATTGTGCGTGTAGCTCGTTAGGATTGCATTCTAGAGCCATCTTTGCAGACTTCTCTGCATCATCCCATCTTGACATCTGAACAAGTGAAGCTGAAGCGTTAGCATAAGCTAATGCATAGCTAGGGTCTAATTCTGCTGACTTTAAGAAGTATTTAATTGCATCATCAAACATATCCATTTCATGGCATGCACGACCTAAAGATGTCCATAATGCTTTATTGCTTGGTGCTTCTTGTAATGACCTACGGAATAACTGATATGCAAATGCAGGCTTTTCACCCATCAACCAAATGTATCCTAGAAAATGTAATGTAGCTGCATCATTAGGATAAACCATTAAGACTTCGTTAATAATAGGTAAAGCTACCTCATACTCTTCTTTCTGTATAAGGTCATGTATTGCTAACTGTACTTTCTTTAATTCTTCTTTATCCACGCTTTGTAGTCAACTTAAGATAAGGATAGTTTTCGTTTATTTCTTTTATGAGTTCTTTTGTTTGGCTAGGGTTATACATGTCTATACCCTTTTGCTTTAACTGCATTTCCACTACAGGTGGAATACTAGCAAAGTGCGCCCATTCTTCTTTAACACCTTTATCCCATATTGCAGGGTTATCTCTTGCTTCTTTAATATTGTCTAACATGCCACTAATATCTTGTGTGCTAGTTAGGTAGTATGTATCTTTAGCTGGGTCGTAGTCAAAGTACTGACTTACACCTGTTACGCTATTGTGGTCAAATAATATTGGCATAGTAAAAATAATAGAGGGAGAATTAACTCCCCCTACTATATCACATCTAGTTACTAAGCACCTGTGTTTTGCACTTTTGCATGTGCGTCAGGGTTCTGTACTACTAAAGCATATTCTGCTGTTAATAGCCATTTTGTTGAGTCACCAGTCTTAGCAAGTTCTTCTTTGCTTAAAGGTCTGAGTGAAGCTAAACCAACATAGCCTGGGTCAATACATAAAACTGCTTCATTACGCATGAAACGGTCAAGTTTCACAGTATGATTACCGAAGTCAGAAACGTAAACGTCTGCTGCACCAGTAATAGTTGCTTGTGTTTTAGATTGTACGTCTACAAACTTAGTAGCAATACCACTAAAACCAGAGAAACGTGATTTGTTAGTTGCTGACATAAGGATTGTTGATGGCTCGCCACCATCTGTCCAAGCTAATTGTAAAGCTGACTTTAAGTCTGCTTCAACGAACGTTACTGCTGTGCCGTCTGTAGGAGCTGCAACTGTTCCACCTGAAAAACCAGGTGTTGTGCCAGATGTAGAACCTGTAGCTAATACTCGGTTAGTAATCCAAGACTCAATACCTGCAGATGTACGAGCTGTTGCTGCACCACCTGCTGAAGATGCTTGGTTACGTACGATAGCATATTCCATGTCACGTTTCATTTCTTTACCAGCTTTCATAAGTTGGTAAGCAACTTCAGACTTACGACCATACTTACGTACTACGTCATATGTGTTTGAAATTTGAACTGTTTTGCGTGAGATTTGAGTATAGTTACCTAATACTGTTGTTGCTGCTAATGTTGCGAATGAAGCGTCATCACCTTCAACGTTTGCATTAGTTGTTGCTGCTGCTAATGCGTCTGTTTGCCATTGATGGTAAGTTTGACCTGCTGACATTCTTTTTGCCATTGATAACAATGGTGTGTCTTCTGGAGAAATATCAAAGATAATGTCTTCAAAAGACTCTGCTATACCTTTACCGGTATAACTATTGGTTGCTGATACTGCCATGATTATGGTTTCCTTTTAAATTAAAGCATGTTTTCTATAAGTTTTGTAGCTGCATCTGACTTACCTGTTTTACGTAATTGCTCACGTAGTTGACGGTGGTTAGAGTTAGCTTCCGCTTTAGTATCTTTAGAACCAGGTTTCACTACTGGTTTAGCACTTGATACTTTTTTCTTTACAGTAGAATTCTGTTGAAGTTTTCGCCATTGCATAGCGTCATGCAATACCTTTACGTGACGAGGGTCAACAATTGAGTTAAGTTCGGCATCTGAAAAACCATAATCCTTGCCAGTAGATAACAATGCTTGGTTAGTCTCAGGACTCCAATTTGGTATCTCTTTTGCTAGAATTTCTTTTCCTTTTGCTATCTTCTCAGACATCAATTGCGTTTGCTTCTGAACGACTTGTTGCTTTTTGGCTTCAAACTGTGAAACAAGTTGACTACGTTCTTGCTGTAGTTGGTTGTATGTAAAGAAAAGTTTTTGTGCTTCCACAAAGTCATTATCAGACAATTGTTGCCAATTCACGTTTGCATATTGGTTTAATTGTTGGTCTAATGATGTGATTTTTGCTACATCTTCAATTAAGACATTGTTAAGTTGCATCTGCTCTTGAAAGGCTTGCTCTTGAGCTTTTATACTCTCAGCATAGGCTTCTAGCTCTTTACGTTGTTCTGCTACTTGTTGTGTCTTTTGCGTGTAGTCTAAGCCTTGTTGAGCTAATGCTACGACTTCGTCTAGTGGCTTCTCAACATCTTCACCATTGACTTTAAGTTTAAGGATAGCTGGAACTTCATCTTGCGACTGTTCTTCTTCCTCAACCTCTTCATCTGGCTCATCTGTTGCTTCTTCTGACTCTACTTCTTCAGTAGCTTCAGCCTCAGCTTTTAGTGGTGGTTGTTCTTTCTCTTCTTCTTGAACTTCAGGTGTAATTACATCTGATTCAATACTATCACCTAGCATAGCCTCTAATCGGCTTTGTGGTGACTGTTCTGGGACTTGGTCACTCATAGTTTTGTTTCCTTGAAATTAGACAATAAAAAAGACTCCTAAGAGTCCTAAGTAGGCTTGTCCTTACCTAAATTCTTTGCCTGTCAAAACGGTTTTCATTCAAAATACTGGAAAACTACTTCTGAATGAAACTAACCGAATACTTTAAATCTTGGCTTATCCGTTTGTATAGCTGCTAACTTACCTGTGTGCATCACGTCAGTAAGTTGTTTGTTAATTTGGTTTAATAACTGTAGTGCGATTACTAATTTGTTGTGTGTCTTCTCATCACCTAGTGGACTGTTAGCCATACTAGCAATAAGACTTTCACGAACCTTATCCATAGCTTCTTTGTATAGAGGGTTATCTAATATCTGTGTTGCTTGTTCACCACGTTTAACTTCTTCTAATGACTTATCCGCCATATATCATCCCTGATTGTGCTTTGATTTGTGCGATAGCTAAATCTGTCTCTGCTCTTAATTGTGCCTTGAAGCGTTCTAGTTCTGCTTGAGATGCTATCTTCTCACGTTCAATTATAACATCATTCTGTGAACGTACTTGTTCTTGTTGTAATTGTGCTTGAGCTTTTTGTTGTTCAATCTGTAACTGACCTTGAACCATAATCTCTGCTTCAGAAGGCTTGTCTTGTTGACCTTCTTGCTCAGGTGTATTAGCTGGATTAACCCAGAACTCTTCAGGGTTCTTAAAGCCTGCATTCTGTGTAAGTTTAGCAAGTGCGTTGTATATCTTTTCAGGGTTAGTTAAGCCAACAGCAATAGCTTCTTTTTGCATTTGTAAGATAGATGTTAAGTGAACCAATTGTTGGTCTTTATTACCAGCACCTAAGCCTACAGAGATAGATAAGTCTTTACGAGCTTTCCATTCTCTAGGGTCTACTTCTACCCATTTGTTACGTAGACGAATAATGTCTGGTTTAGTAAGTGTTGTTCTAACTAAGTGATGCACAAGTTTAAATAGTTCTTTAACACCTGTTTCTGCGAATGTTCTAGCTACTAACTCAATACGTTGTTGAGACGCATTCATAATCTGTGCTACACCGGTAGCTGTCTTGTTAAGACTGTTAGAGTCTAAGCCTTGGTTATAAGCTGTGATACCTGTTCTCTTTTCTTTCATAGAGTCCATGTATTCAACCATACCGAATGATGATGCTGGTAATGGTGGATGTGATAAAGGCATAATACCTGTACCTGGGTCACCATCTACACGAACAATACCACCTGGTCTTGACGTTAGCATATCATCTAGGTTTACTCTGTCAGAGATAGCATAACGACCATTGTTAGCTAGATACATATTATCTAACTGACCACGAATAAGAGTAGACTTAATGAGCTGAATGTCCATAGTCAAGTCAGCATAAGAACGACCAATATGTCTATGTGGCATTATCATAGGTGTGATACATGCAAAAGGTACATACTCACATTTCTCTTTATAAAGAACTGTGTTACCTAATACGACTACTCTATATCTTTCACCATCTAACTTAATGTATGTGTCTTTAACGAGTGCTTCTTGTGACTCAATAGCTCTATCATATTCTTCATCATAAATATCACGAGCATTAGACTCTTCTTCAAAAGTGTCTCGTAGGTCTGACATAATAGACTTGATGTATTCTAATGGCTTGTCAAACGTTTCAGCAATGTCAGCTAACTGCATAACTTCTCTGTGTTGAACAAACTTAGCATCTTGTAGGTTAGGACCTGATACCTCTACAGATATCATCATGTTTTCAGGTGCTACGTTATCAATGTATATTTCAGTCTTGCTTTCTGTAACCTTGAGCTTAACGTCATGTAACATAGGTTGCATAACTGTAGCTGGGTCAACACCATTCATAGCTGCTTGTTGATAGACAACATCCATGTTGACACTTGGGTCAGGGTAACCAGTATGCTCTAATACTTCTGTATTCTCATCTGAAGCCAACATTTGAAGTTGTGCGTCAGTAAGACCTTTATATTCATATTCTTCTACTTCTTCCTCTTCTTCAGAGTAAACCTTTACATATCCGTTCTTAGATAGTAATGCGTCTTTAAACCATACATAGAATACTTTGAAACCTTCGTTCTTTTCCATAACGACATGGTTTACATAATCTGTTTCTTGGTCTGCTGCTTCTTGGTCTTCAGGACCTTTAGGGTCAAACTGAACAACCTTATCACCGGCTACAAAGACTTTTAAAAGCTGAGGGAGAGCTGACTCAATAGTATCTTGAACGTCATACGATACAACTTGTGAACGACCTTCTTCTTCGTTACCGAATGGTTGTCCCAGGTAATAGTCAATCGCTTCTGCTCTATCATTAGACAATGCACTATCATTTACACCATAGGCTATATTCTCTTGCGCCTCTATCTGTGCAATTATTTCCATGTCTTCTATATTCATCAAACAATTCCTCTATTTGTATATTGTATTTTCTCTTTGCTCCATGACTCGTTCTTCATAGACTCAATAGAGGTACATAAATATCTGAACGCATCTGCTCCATGGCTGTATTCGTCATGTAGTGGCGCACCAGGTTCGTTAGTTGCAGAGTTTATACTTCTGCGATAATTCTTTAAACATTCAACAAGTCTTTGTGCTGACTTATCAAAGTATATACGGTGAAAGTTCATACGTGCTAACTTAATACCAGACTCTATGTCTGCTTTAGGTACGATACGTATATCCCATCCTAACTTCTTCATAATATCTTCTGCTGATATGCCATGCTTAAAGTCTTTAGACTGTCCGTCATGTGGTAAGAACATTGTACCCCAGTTATAGGATAAGTTCTTTAGTTGTGCAGAATAGCTATCTAATGTTCTGTGGTCATCTTCTATATAACCAATGATGCGTAAGTCTGATATACCTTTTTGGCATAGGATAACTGACATACTGTCGTTCCATCCTAAGTCCATAACTACATGAACCTTCATCATAGGGTCATAAGGTACAGTTGTTATACGGTTACCTTCTTGTGCTTCACGTATCTCGTTAGAGTATATAGCACCATCTACAGCAGCCTTACAATCACCTTCCCAGATGTTTGCATAGTCAGGGTTAGTCTTTTCGCTATGTAGACGTTCTATCTCTAATACTTCAGGAAACCAAGGATTGTCAGTATAGTTTACCTTGACTACCTTAGCGTTCTCTGGTGGATTAACCACGAACCTAGTATATGTATCGTCTGTATCTATGTTAGGGTTAAATGAGACCCATATCTCTGAATTAGGTTTACGTATCGTAGGAATAAGAATATCCCATGACTTTTTACTAACTGTTTGAGCTTCTTCTACCCATACTATGTCACAGCCCTCAAAAGACTTTATAGACTCAACAGTATTTGTAGCAAGACCAGTAAAGCTAAATGTACTACCGTTACGACCTCTAATCTCTGCTTCCAAGACTTCGTAGAAAGCTCCTAGACCTAAAGACTGTATTTGGTCATTAAGTAATGTATGTACTGACTGCTTGATAGACTTTTGTATCTCTCGTGCACATAAGACACGTGTTGGCTCATTAGCTGCTTTTATAAGCAATGCTCTTGCCATAGACCATGACTTACCTGAACCTCTACCACCGTATGCTACTTTGTAACGGTGTGGCTCAAATAAGAACTGTAACCTTTCAGGGAACTCAGCTATCGTTTGGTTTGACAAAGCTAATTCCTACACCAATGGGTATATCTCCACCATCTACACCGCTTATCTCTGTAGATGATAGGTCAGGTAATGACTTACGTAATAGTATCTCTATTGCTTTCATGCGTGTAGGGGTAATTTCTTTTTCATCATCTACACCAAGTGCATGATTTTGCAAGACATTTACTAGCTGACTTGTCTGTATTTTTGTTCTTACTTCGTCTTGATGACGCTTTCTTAATCGTTCTGCCATAATATTGCAACTCCTTATAGGTTGGTTGCCCTCTATTGTCTGTTATCTTGTAATAACCCTGTGCCTAATGGTACGCCAACACCTACTCCAAACATTTGGTTACCAAATTTGTTAAATAAACTTGCTCTTTCTTCTGGTGTAGCATATTCGTATATATCTTTAATGCCAGCGTTATCTAAAATACCTTTAGCTTGTGGGCTTAAGTCTTTAGGTACAATTGCACCTTTAAACTCACCAATGTCTACTGCTCTTTGTGGTTTAATCTCAAAGTATCCTGTTGGCATAGATTTAAGACTATCTAAATATGCTGAAATATCTGCTTTTAAATTCTTTGGTGCATCTTTATAATAGTCATCTAATATGCTGTAGCTTCTTGTTTCTGCTATGTCTAGTATAGCATTGTCAGCATCAAATGATGGGTTTACTTCTCTTAGTCTTTTAGTTAAGTCAAAGTAAGCGTCATTAAACTTTTCTTTAATTGGTGTAAAGTCGCTTTCACTTAGTATCTTATCTCTGCTGCCTTTAATTTCTGTAAGGTTTTTAAACTTAGGTGTTACTAATGCTCTTACATTACCTACACCATAATTCCAACCTTCTGTACTAGCTCCACCCTTCATTTCTTTTACAACATTTTCTAATGTTACTGGAGCATATCTTCTATTGCCTGATGGTGTATATCCTTTGAATATTCTTTCTTGAACATTTACACCTGCTTCTGGTAATTTACTTTCAAAATTCATTAACCAGTTTTCGTATTCTTTTCTATTAGCACTTCTTAATTCATTTAACGTTGCATCAAATTTATAATTGTTTTCAATATTAGTTGGCAGTATGCCTTTTTCATCTAAAAATTTTGCAACATATAAATTATTATATTCTCTGTCTTTGTATTCATCAACAAGCCTACTAAAGTCTCTTTCAGGATTAGGAACTTTATTTAGTGTATCACCTAACACGCCTTTTAAATTTTGTTGGCTTTTATAATCAATATTATAATCAATGCCTGGTGAACGTTTTGTGTAAGCATCTGACCTAAATACTGGATTTTTAGCAGATGGTATAGCCATTTCTTTAGAGCCAATTAAAGATATATCTCCAAAACCAGATAATGGTTCTGATACCTTACTAATAGCTAATGATGGTACAGGCATACCGCCTAATCTGTTTGCTGCAACAAGTTTTTCTGGTGTAAGGTTATGTTGAACAATAAGTTCTTCACCTGCTCTAACACCTGGAACATATTGAGATAATAAACCACTTGTTACATCTTTAGCTTTTTTAGCACCTTTAGCTAATAGTCCTGCTGTTACATTACCTATATTGCTAGTAGATAAACCTAAATATGGGTCTTGCAAGTAAGATGGCATTTGGGCATAACCTTCTGCATATCTTTGTGCAGCAGGGAAGTTCCCTGATAGTATGTCCTGTAATGTAGCCAATTATAACTCGCTTTCTTGTCCGTTTCCTTTTAGAGGATATATCATTCGTTTATAGCAGTCCCACCATTCTTGACTATAGTCTGTATTCTGATAGTCTTTAAAGCACGGTGTGCCTAATGTGTGATGCACTAACTTAGCATCCTCGTTGTATTCGTATTCTGTTTCTAGCCAGTTCCATGTTTCATCTAGCTTACCTACTTGTTCTTCTGGATACTTGAGCCATTCAAACCTGTGTAGGTATTTACCTGTTTGTTCTTGGACAAACTTAGGTGTTAATTGTTTATTTAGCCAATGTGAGCAGTTCCATAACATAACGCTTGACCAGTTCTTTTTAGGATAGTCTTCGTTCTTTGCACCTAAGTACTTCACAGGATGCTTTGTTGTATAGTAATGCTTTACAACTTTAACGGCTTCGTCATTATCAAAGTTAGCTAGTATCTCTGCTATATCTGTTCTGCATATCATATCGCCATCTACGAATAGTGCGATACCTTTAAAGTTATTTAGATATGGCACTAGAAAGCGTGAATAGATAAATGCGTTACTACCGTCTGTATGTGTTTCTTTGTAGTCTTTTAAAGTGTTTAGTGCTAATGGTGTAAAACTTACCGGTATAGATGACTTCTCTATAACTGACTGGCAAAAGTTATGATAAGCAATTGGTTCTACTTTGCCATCATATCCTACATATATATCTAGTTTTACCACTTTACTTTGTTTGCCCAAAAAGCGGCACTCATTTTTCCTTTAGCAATGTTCTTAGCGTGTCTTGCTTTAAATGACTTTGCTCTATCTGTATTTGTCTTGTCACCACTTACGCCTTTTTGTCCAAAGCGTATAAGTTTTTCTTGGTCACCATCTTTAGCTAAGACTGCATGTGACTTAGTAGGATGATTAGGCGTTCTCTTAGGTTTATTATAACCTGAAAATGTTTCCTTACCCTTCTTAATCATTTCTTTTTCTTAGCTGTCTTTGCTGATTGTTTAAATGCCATAGCAGTAGGTGCACCTTTAGAACCTACCTTACGCATCTTCTCACCTGAGCCAGCTTTAATTCTAGCTTTCTTGGCTGCAATGTTAGCGTATAGACCTGGCTTATTTGCCACGTTTAGCTGCCTTTTTCATAGGCTTAGCTGCCATAGCTTTACCTGTTTTCTTTGCGTATTCTTTAGCTTCTTTTTTTCCCTTAGCATCGTAAGAGAATTTTTTCATTCCGACCATTGGCATAATTATTTCCTTTTCTTTTTAGATATATTAGCTTCGCTGAGGGCGATTGCTATTGCTTGTTTTGGATTTGACACTTTCTTTGATGACTTACCTACATTTAAAGTTCCTGCTTTAAATTCCTTCATTACCTTGCTGACCTTTTTCATTGATTTGGTCTTTGCTTTCATTATCTTTCCTTAACTTGATAAATCGGTGGTCATATCTGCAATCATTACATAGACTATACTCGGTGAAGTCAAATGGTTCACCACATTGTTCGCAAATAGATAGTTTCATAAAAAGAAAAAGCCCAACCAAGGAGAGAGTATGGTCAGGCTTTTGTGGGATTACGTTATTAACGGACAGGAGTTGTCCAACAAATAGCATTATAGCAAACTTTGTAATTATGTGCAACCACTTTATGCGTTTATTCGTCTTTCTGCTATTGTCAGTAAATTATCGTATGCCATGTCTAATTGCCAGTAAAAGGCTAATGGTGGTTTAGCACCTAAGTATTTAGCATAGATAGCGTCTTGTTGTCCTTGTTCTAAGCTATGTATGATAGCGTGTATAGTTCTAATATTAGACATATCTTGGGCAGAACACATCTCTTCAAACGCTTCTGAAGTTGACTCACCACCGGATGACATACCTATGCTTTTAGAGGGGTATCCTAGTTTATGGGTATCATGTTTCATCCATAAGCTCCAATCCTCAAGGATGGATAATAAGCGTTCCATACTAATCATATTGTGTTAGCGTATAAGCTACGCTTTGCCCAAATGTTTCTTGTGTAGTTCTTTGTTGAAGGTTATGTTTAGCATCATCTGCGTTATGACTGATAACACCTTTTATCTGGTCTTCTGTGAAGTTTGCTGTGTGTCCAAATATACCTTGTAGCGGATGTGGCTGTGGAATGTAATAGTGCATAAGTCTATTATCTTTATCTTTGAATGCGTGTATATCACCTTCCATCTTCATGGTGACAAGCAAGTTTTTAATAGTATTGTAATTGCCATCTACATGTGCTGCTATATCTTTTATAGCTTTAGGCTCTGTAAGGTAAGCTAGTATTTTATTTCTGGTATTCACGATACATCCTTAATTTTACAATGCCATTTTTTCTTATCGTCTTGATGCCAACCATGTACATGAATAGTCCAACCAGCTTCACGAACATGTCCTACGTTTTCATGGTCACCTATCTTCTTTACTCTAGCTGACATATTACCTGCTGTGGTTGTTTGTACCGCTAATACTTCTTTACCTTTTAAAGCTAGTAAATCTATAAAGCCAAACAAGTCCTGTCTTATCCTTGCAAAACTATTCCAATGTTCTACTACTGCTACTGTGTATCCTTCTTCTCGTAATTTTTTAAGACTTAACTGCGTTGGGCTAGTTGCCATCAAATTGACTTTCGTTAGGTTTAGATATTCCGTCTATAAATCTTTTCTCTATATCACCGGTAGACTTATTAAGTTCGTATTCATAAGCATGTGGTGATACGTCATCACTATTCTTTTTCTTTTTGAATATCTTGTCCCAGTTGTCTTGTGCTTCTTGTTCAGAAATTAACAATGGTCTTCTTCCAGAACCTTTACCCATTTATTTTACTCCCAAATGTCCGTTAGTAAATAACCAACCTATAGTTTTTCTATGTGCTTCTTCCCATGCTGCTATTCTATCATGTTTATCTAGCATCTTATCATTATCTATCATGTGGTGGCATTGGTGGCATAAGAAAGCTATACGATAATCGTGTCCCTTTATACCTGTTCCCTTACCATCACGTAGTTGGTTAGAGTGTGCAGATACTACAGTTCCGTCTTGCATAGAACACATCATACATGGTGCTCCATCTGCTAGTTTAAGTAGTTTAGGATTACGATAATTCATCATAGTCCCACATCCAACCTAAATTAGTTTGTGCCCAAATTTCTATTGAGTTTTGGTATTCCGTCATGTCAGATGTTGTTAGTTTTGTCGTTGACTTTATAAGCTCTACTGGCATACCTGCAATTTCTGTTTGGTATCGTAAAAACTTATATCCCATAAGCTCATGTAATTTATCTTTTTCAATACCTGTATGCTGAGATATGCTTGTATATAATTGCCATAGTCTTTCATTTTGCTCATGACTTCTGTTTAATTTAGCATCTGATACTGTTACTCTCCAACGCTTAGTAAAGTCAAGACTTTTTAACTTCTCTACAAACATTGGTAAATTGTCTTTTGTTAAACTCCACTTCAACATTATTATATCCTTTACTTTTAAATGTTCTTCCATCAATCAAAGTAGCTTTATATACCATATCCTTATCCCATTTAGCTACAGCCTTAATAAATTTATTAGCATCATTTTCATCACTCATCTTGGTGGACTCTCGTTATATCGTAAACCTTTTTGGTCAAACCAAAAGTTAAATGAACCTTCCCATTGTGCATTACGCTGCTTCTGAACAAAGACTTTACAATCAGGAATAATCTTTAACTCAGCTTCAGAAGTCTTACCTTCTTCTATTAATCTTTCTTTAGACCTATTACGCCATACACAAATAATATTATCACATAAGTTACGAATATGCGAACTTCCCATAATGTTTGTAGCATCTGGTATCTCTTCTTCTGACTTCATTTTTCTTGTATGTGCAACTAAAAAAACTGCAATGTTAAGGTCTCTAACAGTTACAGCTAATTTATCTACAAACATTTTTTGAGCCTCTAAAGACTCTTCAGATATATCTGACATTTTCATAAGGCTATCTATAACAAATACTTCTACTCCTAAAATATGTTTGCCATAGTAAAGCGTAGCTATCATATCCTGTGATGTAGTTTGTTGGTGCTGGTCGTAAATATATAACTTGTCTTTTGCACGTTCACAAAACTTGCGTATGTAATCGTCTGTAGGCTCTGGTGAACCTAATGCTTGGGTACATAGTCTCGCCAAAGATAATACCGGACGCATTTCTAGGCTTGCCAGTAGACATTTAGTGCCTTGCTTCATCATAGATAATATCACTTGTGACAACCAGAGGCTCTTCCCATGACCTGAGACGCCCGTTAAAATATTTAGCTCATTCCTAACACGGAACTTATCTTCCGTCTTAACCCAGCCAAGCGATTTGCCACTATGAATTTCCTCACCAAAATACTTGACCAAGTCATCAGCAAATATATCCGTACTCTTAACTTTAAACTCTGCATGTCCATACCCCTCATTATAAAATTCTTGAACTGTTGATTGGCTAACTGTTAGTTTATCTATTACTTCACCTATGTTCACTAAATGCCACCTTCCCAAACCTTACGAACTTGTTGAACATCCCCGTCGTTCCATCTCTCCTGATTAAGAAGCGTTAAAGGGGCTGGCGAGAAACCATCTCTCCATGATTGAGTATCTTTCATCTTCTTTACATACCCTATCACTTCATCTGCTATACCGTCAAGATTTTTATTAGCCCATCTTTCCATACATGTTTTCTTGTTGACTTTACGAACATTAGGATAACTTTCCCAAAATTCTTCAAACCTATTGGTCGTTTTAACGACATATATATCTTCTCTTATCTTCTCTTCTCTTCTCTTCTCTATCCTAACAGTCTCATAGTTTTCTACTAGTAATCCTCTAGTAAATAGTTCTTTTACTATTTTTTCAACAAAATCAATAGGATAATGAAGTCTAAAAGCTATTTCAAAGTTGTCAGGTAACACACCATCACTTTCAGAACCAAGACACCACAACTCTACTAAAACAGCTTTTTGTTCAAAAGATAGTCTATGAATTTCAATGTTGTTTATGTAATCCGTACCATAAAATTTAAACCACGTCATCTTTTTTTGATAACGTGGGTTCTTAGGATTGTAGAGATTAAACTTTTCCCAGTTCTTAATCTTGTACATTAGTTGCCTCATTTCCAATCTTTAAACCTTTTTTAAGTATAACTCTTATAAAGCCATACTCTCTCTCATTTAATTCAAATCCTCCATCATTTAATTTACCTTCAGCCACTCCAAATATTGCATGAATAGCTACTAATGCGTCTCTTTCTGTCATAATGCTCTCCTGTTGGTTAATAATGCCAAAAAAGATTAACATAAGTAATTCTAGTTGTAAACTAATTATTTGCTAGAAAATACTTGACAGGTGTTTTTTATGAGTTTAGAGTTCAATTGTCAACTTTAGGAGAGACACATGAAAATTTCAACAATGATAGCAGTAGCAGTACTATTTTGGGTTTATGTAGCTTCATGCCTTTGGGTTATGGGCAAATTAGCGGGAGCAATATAATGGAAAGACATTTAGACCCAGACGCTTATTTAGATGAAATGGATAGACTTGACAGATTGGAAGAAGAAGCCCAATATAAACTTGAGCAACAGGAGAAACATGATGACTAATTGGGGATGGGATAAAGATAGACATAATACCTGGTATAACCAATGGCATTATAAAACACCTAGAAGTTATCGTGAAAGATATGGTGTTGACTATAAACATGACGATACAGAGCATGAAGAACATATAACAACAAATATCTTGACTGTCATATTAGTTTTAATTATAGTGGGGATGTTATGTCTACAGAACTAAAACCTATATCTGAAATACTAGAAGATGTTTGGAAGGAATTAAAAGAACTTAACGATAGATTTGACGAAAGGGAGAGAGCAAATGGAAGACCAATTTTACCAGGAAGTGATGCAGGAATTGCACGAGATGGAAACCAAACAACAGGAGAGAATAAATGAGCATTCATAAAAAATTAATGCAAGCAAGATTAAAGTTGCAAACAACAGACCTTAAAAAGTCTGGTCATAATAAATTTGCAGGATATAAGTATTTTGAGTTAGGTGATTTTTTACCTACTATTCAAGAAATTTCTAATGAGGTGGGTATCTGTGGCACAGTAACATTTTATACAGATATAGCAATTCTTACTATTACAGACATGGATGATGCTACACAGTTTATTGAGTTTAAATGTCCTATGTCTTCAGCAGCTTTAAAAGGTTGCCATGATGTGCAAAACTTAGGTGCAGTTCAAACATACCTTCGTAGGTATTTATGGACTAATGCGTTTGAGATAGTAGAACATGACGCAATTGATGCTGCTAAACCTATAGAACCAGAAGAAGTTGAAATGACTGAGTCTCAATTAAGTAAATTTAAAACACAATTAGAAGAAGCATTAAAAGAAGGTAAGCTAAAAGAAGCATTCTTTAAACTACCAGAAAATGTTAAAACTCAATTACGGGATTATGCTAATGAACTTAAGAAGTCTGCATGAGTCATTTAACCGACAATAGACGTCATAATATTATTACAGCTAGCAATGCTTGGTCTGCTGTGTATGAGAGACAAAAATTATGGCGTCAAATGACTTTAAGAGAAGCTCCATTTGAAGGCAATGAAATGACTGAATGGGGTAATCTTAACGAACATCTTGCTATTTGTGAGTTTGAAAAAGCTATGGGAGAGATTACTGAAACTGGTAATAAGTTAATTGTTCATCCTGATTTACCATTAGGTGCAAGTCCAGATGGATTCTTAAATAGGCTGCCAATAGAAGCAAAGTGTCCTTATAGCCAAGAGTTTTATGGTATGATTCCAGACCGTTATTATTTCCAAACACAGTTACAAATGGAAGTATGTGGTGCTCCAAGATGTTATTTTGTAGTGTGGACACCAAAAGGAATTACTATACAAATTATTGAAAGAAGTAAAGAATGGTTTGACTGGTATAAACCTTTAGCGTTAGAATTTATGAAGTTTGTAGAAGATGATGTAGAGCCTACTCGTTGGAAACGCAAACCCATATTTGATATAGATTTGAAAGAAGATAAATTATTATTTCCAAAGGAGCAACAAGATGGCATCAGTAAATAAAGCAATTATCGTAGGTAATTTAGGGAAAGACCCAGAGGTTAAATTTTTAACTAATGGTGACGCTGTGTGTAGTTTTAGTATTGCTACTACTGACAGTTGGAAAGATAAAGCAGGTCAAAAGCAAGAAAAAACAGAATGGCATAACATTGTTATGTATAGAAAGTTAGCTGAAATTGCTGGTGAGTATCTTAAAAAAGGCAGTCCAGTATACGTTGAAGGTGCTTTACAAACTCGTAAATGGACTAATAAAGAAGGTCAAGATAAATATACAACTGAAATTGTAGCAAACAGTATGCAAATGTTAGGCGGTAAAACTTTACAACAAGAACAAAATAATACTAGAAGTGGTCCTGCTATTGAAGGGGCAGATGAGGACGTGCCATTTTAAAGCACATCCCCATTAGCATGATAACTATTTGTTCATTACGTACATAGTTACTTCAAAGCCAAAACGCATTTCTGTAGCTGCTGGAGTTGTCCACATGGTATTTATCCTTAAGTAATATATTATGCTTAATTGCACAATATAATGGAATTATACGCTTATGTGGGTTTGCTAGACACCAGATAATCATTAAAGGTAGATAATGGATATACATATTTCAGAACATGATGTACATTGTATAGCGACTGCTGTTTATACAGAAGTCAACATGCAATCACTAGAAGAAAAACTAGGGGTTATTAATGTCATTATGAACAGAGTTAGGTCTAAACGATTTGGTCGTGATGTTTGTGAGGTAGTTTATGCTAGGGGACAGTTCATTGGTATAGAAAACATGATGAAAGCTAAAGAAAAGAACATAGACCAAGAAACACTATTAAAGACTAAGTTACTTGTAATAGATACATTATTCTTTAAAAAGCATGCAAATCCTGTAGGGAATAGTCTATACTTTCATGACGATAGCGTAGATATGAAATATATCTGGGACAAGAAACCAAACAAAAAAATTGGAAGGATGGTGTTTTACTAATGGCTAAAAAAGAACCTGTAGCATGGCTTTATGAAGAGTTTGATATTAGGTCAGGTGACCTTAAAGCATCTTATTTGTGGTCGTTTCATCCTAAAGAATTGTCATATTTGAATGATTTAAAAGGTTCAACACATCATATAAAAATAACACCATTATTCAGAGGCGAAAAAATAGAAGAATACAAGTCAATGAATAAGTACTCAGAAGAAACACAAAGATTAATTGAAAGCAATAATGGACTCTAAACCACTTACCCAAGAAGAAATTATAAAGGTATATAAAGAAGCATTTGGATACGGTAGTCAAGTAATAACGATTGACAAGATATTTAAGTTTGCTAGACTTATAGAACAATTGCATGGAGTAAAAGATGTACACTAAACTAGACGACCAAAGACAAGCAAAGTTTGTTATAAACTATATTACTGCACATCCTGGTTGCAGCATTAAACAAATTGTGCAAGAATGTGTCATTTCAAGGTCAAGGTTAAAATACCTAGAAAGTCAAGAATATTTGATTTTGCCTAAATGGACTTATAGCAATGAACTAGATAAACGATTTAAGAATAGAAAATACGTATCTGTAACTGTAGGTAGGGAGTATGGAAAATGGGACGAGCAGAAAAGGTATTAGATGTAGTAGTATGGTTGTTGATTGTTGGTGGTATGGGTTGGTTTGCTTATGGTTGTTATGAACTTATTGATTTATTTTTTCTAAGGGGATAGATATGGTAGATATGGTAAATAGACCTCCACATTATTTAGTGGGCGGAATTGAAGCAATAGATGTAATTAAGAGTCGTTTAACTAAAGAAGAATACATTGGGTATCTTAAAGGCTGTAAGCTCAAGTATGACTTACGCTATCCGTTTAAAGATAATCCACAACAAGATTTAGACAAGTCTGATTGGTATAAAAATAAGCTATTAGAAGTTACTAAAGACGAAGATGCTGTAAACCCACCTGAAGTAGAAGCTATCTTAGAAAGATTTGATGATGAATAAAACCTATTGGGTATTTATTGTGGTATTAGCTGCATTAGCTATTTGGGGAACAGAAAGAGCTATGGCTCAAACTACGACTATACTAGCACCAGATGGTTCTGTAACTGTCTGTCAGGTTGGTAGTAATGGTGTGATTATTTGTGTCTAATGGTATGCGTAATAGTCAAGCTACTCATGTAGATTTTGGCTTTTTGCGTGGAGCAATAAAAAGTAATCCTAAAGTAATACCTGTAAATTTAGACATGGTATATGAACATAAGGGTCATTTTTTATTTGCAGAATGGAAACGTGAAAACGAACAAATTAGTGAAGGGCAAAAGATACTATTAAGAAACCTAGCAAAACTACATACAGTATTGCTAATTATTGGACATAGTGATGAAACATCAACCGAAGTAAAAGATTTTTATTGGGTTCGTGGGCTATATATGACTCATGTTGGAAAGGGTATAGACTCATTAAAAGATTATATAGATGATTGGTGGAACGAATATTAATCATCCATAGGTGTTAATTCACCATAGATAGCTAGTTCTTCACCACTTATTTCTATCATGCTATCGTCATCTAATGTGATAACTATAGTGCTATCGCCATGTAATGCTTCACAAGATACAATCACTCTTCCTAACATGTGATTACAGATAATTTCTACTTCTGACCGTTGCATAATTGTCCTAAGAAACATGACCATTCCAACGCCCATTTTCTTTTAATACCATAGGCATTAGCTTTGGTTGACCGTTAATAATAACTCCACAACCTACAATGAAACGACTCTTAAAGTTTTTAGCATAGTCAAATGCCATAGACTTTTGATGTATTAAACATCCTACTTGCATACCCCAAATAAGAGCATCTGGGTTACTGTAATAACCAATACTGAATTTAGTATGATAGTGACCCTGCACCGTATTCATTCCATACTGCTGGGCTACCTTTAAAACGTCAGCAGATAAACCATGAGTAAAGAAACATCTAGAGTTATCACTTAAGGTTATGGTGTGGTCATCTACCCATTCCCAGCCTTTGCCAACGCCTAAGAACTCATTGTAATGCTTTAGATATGCTTTAGGCATACCATACTTTAATGCTCTACGATAAACTAAAGAGCTATGGTTAGAATGAACTAAAACCATCTTAGGGAATATCTTTTCTAGTTCTTTGACATGCTTCTTAGACTCTTCTAATTCATGTCCAGCAGAGTATAAGTCTGGGTTATGTTCGTGCATAGAGATAGCGTGTTGGTCTAGCTCATCACCTATGTTGACTATATGGTCAAACTTGTATTTAGTCTTTAATGCTTTGAGAAACGCAAATGCGTCAGGATGATGATATGGAATATGTAGGTCAGATATGACTAGAACTGATTTATATTTCAAACTACTCTCCTAGGGTTAAGATGCTTTATTATAACCCTAAAAACAATTTGCGTTCATCTAATCTTCTGTTTTGTAAACCTTTTAATATCTTACCACCAGCTTTACAATATTTAACTAACGACTCCATAGCCGCTTCTTTATCGCCACGTAACAACGCTTGACGGATGGTTGAACGCTGAAAGCATCCAAGACCCAGATTAAAGCAAAAGCTGACAAGAGCGTCAAACTCATGTTGTCGTAAAGGCACGTTAGGTAACATCTTATGTACTCCCAACTCAAAACGGTTGAGGTCTCGTTTAAGAATTGCATCTATTTCCTCGTTAGTAAATGTTTTGTTCCATTCAGGCGGTAATGTTTTGCCATCACCAATCAAATGACCAATTCCTACTGTCCACAGTTTTGCGGGACACTGGTATGGTTTGTTTCTAACACCTTCGTGATGACGTAGTAACTTGATAAGTTTATCAGATACTTTCACGTTTCTTTTCCCATGTACGAGAGCCGAAATAGAAACCAATAATAGATGCAGTAATAGCCATTTCATCTGAACCAAATACTGCCTCTGAAGCTGTTACAAAATCTACACCTGTCCACATAGCCCAACCTAATGAGATAAGATTAATAAGCACTAACTCACCTACAAAGATAAATGCTACTACAGGTCTAACCATAGCGTTCCAGTTTTTAACTGTAGAACTTGCATTTTCTACTAACTTCTTATCATGGTCGTATAATGCTTCACGTTCTTGTGCGTATGTTTGCACTTCTATTTGGTCTAGCTTAATAGCTTCTATTTTTTCTTGTGATATAAAACCTGCTTTAGCTAATTCTAATTCACGTTCTGTTTGTAGTTTAGCCATTTCTCTTTCATGCTTTTGGTCACCCTTTTGCTGAAAGAAACCTAAAATACTAGGTAAACCTGAGGTAGCAAAACCTAATATGCCTGATAAAATACTTAACATCTATAACTCCTTTGGGTCAAAGCCATACATTTTGGCTACACGTTTTTGTAATTTAAGAAACAAGCCTTTATGACTCGTGTACTGTTCTGTTTTTGGTGAAACTGTATATACACACATATGCAATATTTCATGACAGAGTGTAATTAACACAGGATATAAGTGAGAGTGTCTTGCAGTAGATATAGTAATGACATGTGGTTCACCTTGTTCTGGTGGTTGATATTCTCCACATATAGTATCGTCATGCAATACTATGAAGTCTACTTTAGATGCAGGTGGTAGTTTGTATTCATCAAATATAGGCATCTCTATAATTGCACTATAGAGGTTAGCTATGTTATTTTCTGTAATGAATGTCATTTTGATAATGGGTTCATTGTGCTACGTTTAACAGTATTTAGTTTATCATCCATTGCATTTACGGTTGCTTCTAATTCTTTACGTAGTCCTGATACCATAGCAGAAGTCTCACGTGAGTTGGCAATAGCGTCTGAAGACTTTTCACTAGCTTTCATTATAGACTCTGATAGCTGATATTGTCTTTCATTAATAGCTTTAACTTGTATCTCTAAACCATTTAACTTAGACTCTATAGGAGCTAAGTCTAAACTGTCAACAGCTTCAATTGCCGTAACCATCTTGTTGTAAAAAGTTATGCCTGCGTATGCCGAGCCAGCCACTATTGGCAATGCTATTAAAATCAACTTCAGAAGTGCCGAGCTGGATAAGCTCAAGTTGAAGGTTTTGATTTTTTCCGAACTCATTGTTTATCTCCGTATCAAATTTGAAAGCATCTGTTAATTCAATTTGCTGTATAATAGGTTTGTTAAGTATTTCTAGTGAAAGAACTATTCCAAAACCATGTACAAGCTCCTTACCTTTTGGCACGTCAAGTTTAGGACTATCCTTGCTATCATTCTTTTGTTCAGCCTTTGGTGGGTCTTTTGGGCTGTCTTCTTTTGCTTTTGGCTCGCTTTTAGCTTCCTGTTTTGGCTGTTCAACCTTAATGGGAGGAGGGCTAGATAAAACAGGCTCACCAGGGCTATTTGTAGGTAGCCCAGCAGGAGGTGGTGGAGCTGCAACAGGTGGTGGGTTATTTACAGGGTTAAGGGGTGAGCTAGGGCTAACTGGAGAACTCACGTTGGTGACGTTTGTAGCACTCTTAACACATGTATTATTTGTTTCTACCCATGCTCCCCATACATCATTACCATAAGGGTCAGGACAAGATGAATTTCTAGTTTCTGTAACTGAACCTACATAGTCTGCTTGACAGGCTAATTGTCTAGTTTCAGTACTTGCTTGACACGTTGGAGGGTCTTGCGTGCAATTGTTGCTAGTTTCTGTCCAAGGTGACCAAGAGTTTGAAGAACAACTATAAGTCCTGCTTTGATTAATAGCACCGCTATAATGAGGTAACGTACAAGCTGTGGTTTGATTTTCAACCAAAGGAGAACAAGTAGGTGCTTGATACGCACCGCAAATTGGGTCACTTGGGTTATAAGATACGCACCAATAGTCTTTAAGTGCAATTTGTGGGTCAATGCCATTACATACGAGAGAATCTGGAAGCATATAGCCTTCAGGCGTTGGAGTATAGTTGCAATACCAAGCATAAGCATTATTTCCTTGTAGGGATAGAAGTAGTAATAGGCTCGTCAAGAACAAGCGGTATCGTGTATGTATCGCCATATAGTTTCTTAAATATAGAAGGGTTACGTTCATACCAGCCACGTTTAGCAGCATCACCTATAGAACCGTTTATAGGGCATGGTGAACCTGACTGTATCATGGCTTCAAATACTCTATCATCTTGACAAAGGATAGATACTGCTGCAACTTTAAGACCTAAGTCATTAAGAGTTTTAGCTAATTTAATACGTTCACAATTAACGTCTTTATAGCCAGAGCCACCACTTACGCCAAACAATGTACTAGATACAGAACCAGTAACAGGAACAATACAAACGTCTTGGCTAAAAGCACTTATAGAAGGGCTAATGGCACTTGGTGGTGGTTGACCTTTGTAGTTGATAGTAGTTGTATCTGCTGCTCTAGCATCCATAGATAATGCTAATAACATACCTATTGACATACCTACGAGTAATGCTATTAAGTTTCTTAATGCTTGCATTATTTCATTCCATTGGTTAGTAGATAAACAATAACGAAACCTGCTGTGCCTAATAAGATTTGTTCTAGGCGTTTAAGTCTTGCGTTTATTTGCTCATAACGTAACGCACATACTTCTTCATGCGTACTTAAACGTGCTTCTACGTCTGTCTTGACCATTACTGTTCCTTACTGTGAGAGAAGACCAGGATACTGGTTATTTAATTCAAATTGTTGTTCTATAAGTTGTCTTGCTAAAGTATTTCTAGCATTATTATCTAAAAACATACCTAAACCTTGATTTTGTTTTTTGTATAGTTCTAATGCTGCTTTACCTTTAATTTTAGGAGAGTCTAATAATGATTGTGCAAAACCAAGAGCTGCACCAGGGATACCGCCTAAAGCTCCACCAGCACCAGTTTTTGCAGTAGCACCAAGACCCATTAAATCTCTATTTTCAATACGACCTACAGCTTTTTGAAGATTAGGTTGCAGTTCTTTTAATGAACCATATTGTGCATTAATAGCTTTAAGTTCTGGCATAAATCCTTCTAGTGATGTTTTTGCTACATCTGCCATAGCTCTATAAGCATCTTCTTTTGCAATGGATGGTTTTGTAGGTGCTCTTCCAAAATCAATACGTTTATAAGCGTCTGATTTAAAATCTTGAAGTTGTTGTGGTGTTACAGAAGTAATTTTATTTTGTTTTAAGTATGTTTTAAACTGCTTTTCAATATCATTAATTTCTTTAATATCTTGTGCTGCTTCAATTTTAAAACCACCTGATTTTTTCTTAACATCTTTAAGACTTTCTAATACTTTTGTAGCTGGAATTTTAATGTTTTGGTCGGTAGCGTTAGTAATTAAATTATCCATTTTATCGCCAAGGTCAGTAAGTTTAGATTGAACTTTACCTAATCCTGAATAATCTAATGGTATTTGATTTTTAAGTGCAGTTTCAGTTATTGATGCTCTGTCTGCTGGAGATAAAGTAGTACCCCATTTAGCTGCACTTTCATACATCATAGGTGCTACAGTTTTAGGAATTACTTTTGATGCACCATACATAGTAGTATTAGCTGCTAGATTTAATGGGTCAATTGCTGTTCCTGCTTTAGCAACCTGTTCTAATCCAGCAGATACTTTTGTTCCTAATTTAGATAATGATGCAACTTTAGCAGCACCAGAAGCTCCACCTGTAACAAACATAGATATATCACTTAATATACTTGCTGGATTGTTTTGCAATTCTTTTAAAAAAGCATCTTTACTACCATATTTATTAGAGTAATAATCACCTAAAGCATCTGCATATTTTTCATGAGATTGCACACCATCTGTAGCTTTTTCTGCAATACCCAATGCTAAATTACCAATACCTTTTAGTGTTTGAATTGGTTGTGTAATTGCACCAATTACATTTTTACCTTCTTCAACAATGCTTCCAGGAAGATTTTTTAATGCTTCTTTTCCTGAAAATTGAAACTTAGATGCTTCTTGTTGTTTAGCAGCTTGGTATGCTTGAGCAATAGTTTCAAACTCAGGTGTTCCTTGTTTGTCTTGATTTTTAATAATCCATTGTGCGTAATCTGAAGCTGAACTAGCCATCATATATCCTTATTGAGGTTTATTTTCTATTTAAAATTTGGTCTGCTTGATTAAATATTGCTTGATTTGGGTTATTAGCACCACCTCTATTTTGTGTATTAGCTGTAAGCTCATCAAATCTTTTCTTAACGTTATCGCTAACTGCTTGACCAAGTGAGTTATCATAATTAGCAAGACCTTCGTAACTAAATGTACCTGATTGAATATTTTTTCTAGCCCAATCAGAAAGTTTAGCATTACGAATTGCATTAGCTTCTGCAATTTGAACCATAACATCTCTACCTTCTTTAGAAGTTGCAAGACTTGGAAACGCAGCTTTATACGCACCAAACTCTAAGTCAGAAGTAGAACCACTACCAGGTGTTCTAATTTCTGTAGCACCTTTAGTAGCAATAGCATCAATAACTTGATTAACATTAGCAGTTGGAGTATTAATTCCTAAAAAGTTTTGTAAGTTAGCAGTTAATTTAATTGCACCACTACCTTGTTGATTTCCAATTAATGAGCTAATAGTTCTTGTGTTATTTGCAATACTTCTAGCAGAATTAGTACTTCCAACCAACCCTTCTAATGTACCTTTATCAACATCAAGAAGAACCTTATTAGGGTTAGGCATTTGATTAGTAATATTAGTTTTAGGAGCTTTAAGATTAGCCATTTTTGTAGCCCAATCTTGAAATGAACCTGTAAATCCTTGAGTTTTAGCATACTCATATTCACGAACATCATTAGGAACTACTTTTAAACGGTCTAATTCAGCGTCTCTAAGTTCTTTTTGAATTTTAAGTTTATTCATTTCATTTTCTGTAGCTTGTGTATATGGCGTTTGTGCAGCTTGCATACCACCTAAATATGATTTACCAAGAATAGCACCTAAGCCAATATTTTGGTTTTTAGGTTGTGCTAAATATGTTGCACCTGCACCTAAAATGCCAGATAGTAAAGATTGATTTCTAAGTTTATCTTGTTGAGCTTGATTTAATAAGCCAGGAACTGCAGGAGTTTCTCCTTGAGCAGGTGTCCCAGTTAAGTAATCAGGAAGTCTAGCTCCAAATATATTCATACCACTAAACAAATTTCCTAAACCACTATTTGTGTCAAATAATGCCATTTTATCTTCCTCTAAATCCTGTTGTTTGCAATTGTTGTTGTAATCTTAAAAGTTCTTCTTCTGTTAAAGGTATAGTTGTATTTAAGTTTGGTAAACCTATTTCATTACCCCTTTGTTGTAATGGATTAGGTGCAACATTTTGTAAAGTAGATGATGGGTTAGTATTAAAGTTAGGAGCCACAAGATTAGGATTACCTTGTCTAACTCCAGTTTGAGCAGATGTATCTATTGGAGTTCTTGGAGGATTAGCAGCTTCATAACCTTTCATGCCTAAACCTAACTTATCCATAGTAGACATATTATTAAAACCTTCTTTAATATTGCCACCTATATTTCCAAATGTATCAGTAATATTTGACCCTAATGTTTCTAATGCAGATGGTGGAGTAAAGTTAAGTCCTGTACCAATATTAGTGGCAGCATTACGTAATGCGTCAGCACCTGTTACAAAACTTGCACCTGAAGCTGCTGGAGCAGAAGATAATAGTGATGAAGCTATTTGACCGTTAGAGCCCACAAGACCTGATACTCCTGCTGTCCCTGCTCCAGTACCGCCTGCACCGCCTGCAAATCCACTACCAATGCTACCAGCACCGCCAAATAAACCACCAGTAGCACCGCCAAGTAATGCACCCATAAATGGATTTTTACCCATAGCAGCAGATGTTGCTGCACCAATACCAGCACCTATTAATAGAGGTGGTCCCATATTATTTACCTACCTTACCTGCTACATAGCAAATTGGTTCAATGATTGCACGATAGATACGACCTAATGTATCTCTACGTTTACCACGCATTTCTTTCCATAAGTCAGCAGTTCTATGTCTTGCAATATGTTCTGAAACTTTACGAACAAGTTTACGAACAAATGTTTGTTTATCACTAAATGCAAACGCAACAACTGGTAAGAATAATTTATGGTATCCTTTTTCAATTGTTTTAGCATTAGGCATATTAGCTGAATGTTGTAACCAGATAGCTTGTCTAAAGCTACCAAATCCGTATGCTTTGTTCATTGCTGTGCATACTATCTTACCACCACCAGACTGAGTAGTAGTAGATACTGAGCCTGTAGGAGCACCATAAGCTGCACCAAGATAAGAAGATAGTTTTTGATATGGTTTGTTTTGTTCAAAGTTAAATCTATCAATATCAGCTTGTAATGCTGTTTTTTGATAATCTTCTTGAGTCTTACCTACATTCAGAAGTTGTTGAATGTCACCATAATCAGCAGCAGCTAATGCAGGAGCACCCATAGAAGCAGCATCTTGTCTGCCACGTTCAGTAGCGTAATTAGTATAAGCTAATTCACCATACTTATTAGCTAGTGTATTAGATAATGTATTAGCAGCACGATTTTGAATATCAGCAGAAACACCAGAGCCATAACGACCAGCTCTAGATGCACCAGATTGTGCAGCCATAATAGCATCATTATAATTTTGTGTAGCACCTTGTGCAGCACCTGCTAGAGCTTGGTTAAAGTATGGGTTGTTTTGTAAATAAGCACCACCAATAACATCTTGTTGCTGACGTTGAGCTGCAGGAAGTAAAGGATTTCCAGCTAATGCACGATTTTGAGCAGATTGTAATGCTGTTTGTGTTTGTGCAGAAGGACCTACATAAGTTTGACCACCATAGTATTGTGGTGTATCTGTTTGATAAAGACTTTTAGCTTCATTAAGACCATATTCAACAAATGGTCTAACAGTAGGGTCTAATTGATTTTGAGTTTGAGATGAGCCACCTCCACCACCACCTTTGTAGAATGTAAAGTTGTCTACTAAATTAAATAGCCAGTTATTAAGATTAATCATGTTATTCGTTTCTCCACTATAATGTATCTGTTTTCAAATCCGTAAGCACGCTTCCAAAGCCTAGCTACTGCTTCAAATGCTGCTCCCTGTATCTTTGTGCCACCATTGGCTTTAACCCATAATTCAAATTCACTAAAACCTTGCTTATCTGTTTTGCCACCAATAGCTGTTATAAATGCTACTCTGTCGTTAGGATAGTTAATCCACTCTATGGTCATAGCACATTTAATTATTAAATCTTCTTCTGTACCTACACACAATACTTGTCTACCTTGTGCAAGCAATACTTTAAGTTGGTCAAGGTCATACTCACCACCAGAATGAGCCATAGCTCTATCTAGCATGATTTCTACTTTGTCCCATGTTTGTTGGATGTGTGATGTAGGAACTACATAAAACTTTAGCACTCAAACCTCCATGTATATGGTTTAAATCCTAGTTTAGGTGCAATTTTTTCAAAGCCTTTACGATAAGAACTAAATGTTATTTCTTTAGCGTTCATCTTATGTGCTATTTCTACTATCTCTGTTAAACCTTCTGATAGTATGTCATGTGAGTTACTGTAAGCAGCCCATACATGAAGTGAGTTATTTATAAGTTGCGTTATAAGATAGCCTATAAAGTAACCGTCTTTAATACCTAAATATAGTTGAGCTTTTCCTACTTTAATATCACAATAGGCATCTTCTGGTATCCAATCACCACCTAGTTCGGATATTTCACCTAAACTTGGTTTTATTTGGTTCCAGACTTGTTTTAATTCGTTTGGATTTATGTATTTTAATTGCATTATGCTACTATAATATATCCGTATGTTTTATCTGCTGTATTGTTTGCAAAATGTTTTAGTGTTGCACTACCTTTAGTTCTAGCACTTACATATACATTAGTAGATGCTGAAGTTGATACATAACTCATTGTAGTAATAACGCTTGGTGTAGCTGGTCTTGTTGGACTTGTACCTGCTGCATAATGT